ATGGAGAAAGAGTATGTTTTTATAACTGGAGGAACGGGATTTATAGGCATGAATATTGCTAGTCTTCTTCTAAACAAAAGGTACAATGTCATTTTGTATGCAAGAAAACCTCCGGCGGATACTTTTACCAGGGAATTCGAAAAAATGCCGGGAAAGATTTTTTTTGAGCAGGGAGATGTTCTGGATCAGGAAAAAATAGAGAAAGTAATCCAAAAATATCGCGTGAGCTATTTTATCCATGGGGCGGCCATTACTCCGGACAGAACCATGGAGGAAAACAATCCATCTTCTATCATAGAAGTAAATTGCCTTGGGCTTTTAAAGGCTGTTTTGGCAGCAAAAAATCAACATGTGAAACGGTTTATATATTTAGGCTCTATTTCTGCATATGGAGAAACCGCTTTTCAGGAGAAAAAGCTGAGTGAGGAAAGCAGTATTGGAACCCCAAAATCGCTATATGAGATTTCAAAATACGCTGGAGAAAAAATACTGCTGCGTTTAAAAGAGTTGTATATGATGGATGCGGTAATTGCCAGAATCGGAGATGTCTATGGGCCCTGGGAGAGATATACGGGCGTAAGAGGACATATGAGTTTGATTTATCAATTAACGCAAAAAGCAATCAGCGGCGAGCATGCTGTTTTGCCAAGACCATGTTGTCAGGATTGGGTATGCGGAATTGATATTGCAGATGCAGCTGTCAGACTTATGGAGGCAGAAACCCTCCGCTATGACAGCTATCCTTTATGCAGCGGCAAGCAATGGAGCCTGCTTGAATGGTGTGAATTGTTAAAAAAAAGATACCCTGATTTCTCATATAGCCTGGCATCGATTCCAGAAGAGGCAACTATACAGGTAAACCAGACGAGGGATAACGCTGCCATGTCTCTCGATAGATTATATGAAGATACCGGATTTGTCCCGGCTGCCGACACTCCGGAGAAAGGGTTTGAATGCTATATGAAGTGGTTAAGCAGCCATCCGGATTTCCTGGTTTAGCGCAGACATGTTCATGAAAACAGTCCAACGGGAAAAGAATATGGTAAGAGGCGTAAATCAAATACCATACCGGCTTACCTCCTAAGCTACACCAAATGCATTGTTCATGAATGCCAGGATATTTTCATTCTCGTCCAGAGAATCACAGAAGTATTCAAAGATCGTATGACTGGAACTATGACCCAGTAAAGCGGAAATTTTAATAAGCGGAACCTCCATTTCCAGCAAGATGACCACATACATTTGTCGCAGAAAATCCAAACATTTGGATTTTCTTCATCATTCCTTTGCAAGTCACATGATTGAACAGGGCGTTCCAATCAACAATATTCGGTCTATGCTTGGACACAGATTTATATCCACATCTCCAATAAAACGGTAATAGATCCCCTTCCCACCAAAAAACGGAAGTCCTCAAGATGCCCACTAAAACCATCAGTCCAACCAAGGTAGGCGGAATTCCCGCTAATATATGGTCGGCTCTGAGCACCCACAGAAGAAGGCGATATTCGAGATGGAAATAGGAACATAAGCCGCGTAATGGCGCGTTTATTGATGCGGTAGCCCATTATGTGGTTGAACACTACGAATAGAGATTACATACGATTATATTTATTGATATAAACATTTTATTATGGTAAAATAACTACAGTATGCAGACAGTTGTCTGTGTACGCCTAGAGTGAAATCCTCATAACTATGTTCGTTTTAAACAAGTATGCACGATAGTTGATTGTAATAGCAATTAGCGTCTTGCAAATTTGCTGAACATGGGAGGTGGTCACGTGAATTATGATCTACTTATGATTTTGCTTATAATTCTGGTGATTTCAAAAAAGTAACAACTTTTTATGGGGGTGTGAACCCCCATTTTTTATCGTAAAAAAAATAGGGCAGAAGAGTATTAAAACTCAACTGCCCTATCGATTTGTATCTTGTTTAATATCCCACTAAAATAATTAAAGAAGGATAGATCAAAGGTGTATATAAAAGCTACCATCATAAATATCATATATAATTCTCATAATACTAATTAAAAATATGCATATGAATAAAATATTAAAAATACCATGTTTTCTTAGAAAACACGATTTGCTTGATTTGTGAAACTCCACGTTATCTTTATTGTTGTAAAGAATATGTAGCAAGACAGATGAAAAGAATCCTATCACATTGATTACAAATTTCACATAATATGCTGTTACATTTATGTACGACAACACTTTTTCACCATACCCAACTCTTACATATCCAAAAAATCCTTCCAATTCGACAATTAACATAAAAAATAGGTAAAAAGATATAATCTGAAGAATTACTATATTTTGCTTGTTTCTTCTAACTTCAAAGTAATCATTAATTAATACCTCTCTTAAAATTATAAACACGCCTATAGATAAAATAGGAGTATTTCTGTAAAAGAAATATTTATAAATATCCCCAGATATCTCAAAATGGTTTACCAATAAGCCATCAAAGCCAATTAGAAAACCACTTGTAACTAATTTTGAGTAACTGTTTAGATAATAAATTAAAAGTAAGAATGCAAATACGTAGGAAAACTTTATTATATATGAAAGTATATAGAAAGCCACATTGGGTTTTCCATTTATGACTACTAATGGCTGACTAATGGGGTTTATATTTATATAAAGAATTAATAAAACGCAGCAAATAAGCCCAAAAGCCAATATGAAATAAGTTAATGAATTTGGTGTTAATTTTACCAACAAATCGTTTGCCTCATAACTCATCCATCCACCCCCTCACTGCGCCTTACAATATTATATCACCCTTTCCTTGTGATTCCAATATTACTTTTCCCAAAACTAGACACTGTATATAAGAGTACCGCCAGTCCCGGCATTGTAAGGCAAGCCAGCATCATCAATCTTAATATCTATATCAGGTGTTACTTTTGACTCCAATGCTTCAGATATACGGGTGTATTTTGTGTCTTTCCATACTTTAAGCATACTAATCTTTAAGGTATCGAAGTTATAGTATTGATCTCCATTGACTATGGCTTCTGCGAGAGCTTGGCCTGAAGTGTAATATTCAGGATTCTTTGTTGTGGGTGTTTTTCTATCGCCTGTGTTTATGTATAGATATCCGGAATATTTTTGAAGAACACCAGGAGATGCGATTGCATTATATTCTGATACTTCATCATAGTTTGTTTTAAAAGTATCTTGAGTCAACAATACTGTGAATGGATACGACTTTAGCACAGATGGATCTGTTTTAAATACTCTGCTGTATCGTTCTACATTCGTGCTTTGAGAGGATGGAGTATGATTCATACATAGATAAAAGGATTCATACGTATCAGCGTTAAACTGTATTGTAACGCCACAGGTGCCGGTGTTATTACTCGGAGCCTTGCTGGTGATCATGTGAGTACCCTCGATGTTGTCTTTTGATGGATAGGAATATCCTTCAATGGTAGCTAGTACAGTGCTGTTTTCATTTAGGCCAGATAGTGGAACATATGCTATCTTCCTGCCAAAGTCGTAATATTTCTCAGCAGTTGGCATATTGACTGTCAAGGTTGCAACATTTGATTCAACGCTATTCCCGAAAGTATCTGATACTACACACTTATATTGTCTGCCATTGCGTACACCTAAGGCTTCAACCGTTAACGATGCCCCCATAGATGCATCCATCCATTTGTTGTTTGTATAATATTTCCATTGATAGGATATGTCTGTACCAGTAGCTTCAATATCAAAGGATGCATATTCACAAGCATTTGCTGTGACATTCTCTGGCTGCCGAGTTATAACTAAGCTTGTACCTACCAGGATTGATAGGATACATGTAAGCCCATCATGATTTATAGTAAAAGTGTTTGTTCCCGCTTTTAATATGAGATCAGCTTCTGTGATCGTAAAATCTGATATGGTCTGTTTTGTCCCGTCTGCCTCTGTTAGGGTAACATTTATTAATGATTGATCAACCGTGTCTCCAACTGCCGGAGTTTTATTGCTATAAGTAGCTGAAATGTAACGTCCGGTTTTCTCCGTTCTTATAAAGAAACGTTTAAGAGTTGCTTTTAAAGGACGATCCTTCGCTGATCGGTTCAATAGGTATATACTGTTTCCAGTGATTGCAGCACGAGTGAAGTGACTTAATGGCTGGATCGTTCCAGGCGTATTATAGTCATTCATCTCTGAGACAACGATTTCTTCTTCCGTGCCTCCAGATGGTGTACGGGTATATCGGAAAGATGAGCAAGGATGGGAAATATCATCAAAGCGCATAGTCAGCTTAAAATTGCTATAGGAATACTGTGTGCTAAGCTGCGGTGTTCTTCCTACAACTGTAGTATTATTGTCATTTGTATATTCAATAGCAATGTATTTTCTTGAATCATCATCGCATATCACATAGCAGTCATATATATCATCATTCATTATGATGAATCGCCCTCTGTGGTTTATTGTAGTGAATGGGAAATCCGCAAACTCCATACCGATTTCAACGGGACCAGATAATTGATCAAGTCCAAGATTACTTATAGTAACCAAACCGGTGCCATCTGTATTATTTAGATATCCGGCGGAATTAAATCCGGATGTTGCAATACCAGTAAAACCTGACAAGCTAACTGTTGCATGTCCCATTTTATCATTGGCAACAAGGTTGTCATTTGAGCCGGTAAAGTCAATGTCAACATGATAATCATATTCTGGTCCAGGCGCTTCTTGCACTTCATGATAGAAGGTAACTTCATCCCGTACTTCAAAACCATCCTTGGTGCCTTTTACGACAAAGACCTCATCGGATGTAGAGGAAGAGAAGGAGACATTTTTAAACTCCCAGACAACGCCACATTTTGTAGCTGTGGTAAGTGTGGCGATCAATGTGGTCCCATCTGCCCGGTAAAGTGATACCGAGTCCGTGTTCGCATAGACCTTGATGGATATTGTATCTGGACGCACTGCAGTAAATCGGCGGCTTGTAATGTAGATCATCGGTTCAGGGTTCCAGGCAGCCTTATATAAGAAAAAGGAATCTTTCTTAACCTGTCTATCCCGCGTGATGAGCCCTTTATTGTTTGTATAGGGCATCCGGCCCTCGTTTCTCCCGGATACCGCAAAATCAAACAGTACCCAGAGCGAGGTGAATACCAGCCATGGCTTGGCTTGGATCTGCTCTAAGTGAGACTCGTGGAATAGATTCTGATACTCTTCATCATGAACAGCTCCGCCGGTTCCGGTTGTGGTGGTTGTCAAAGGAGTCTCGCTGTGGGTTGCTGGATTCCCACCGGCGCCATATTCTGTTAATGCGAGAAAAGGCCTATGGTTGTGATAATGATCCAGGGCAGTAGTAAGCCCATTAAAATTACCATAGTACCATCCATAATATAGATTGAGTCCGATCCAATCAGCCGACCAATCAGCCGAATTTGCCGGGGTATTGTTAAAGGTGTTTGGATGTGCAACAAAACCAATAAACCTGGTGCTATCCAGTGTCTTTGCATATGTGTACAAAAGGTTATTCCATTCCAGCGCTTTTGAATAGCTATAACCTCCTTGTGGATCTCCGCCGCCTTTCCAGTGGCTTCCATTCAGTTCATTGGAAAGTCCCCAGAAAACAATGGAGGGGTGGTTGTAGTGATTTCTTATCATACTTTCCAGATTGGTTTTTATGCAGTCATAGTATTCCTGAGTGGCATTTACGCCGCAATGATTCACCCATGGAATTTCAGTCTGTACAATCAGGCCGAGTTCATCACATTTTTGAAATGCATATTTATCGTGCGGGTAATGAGCCAGCCTAACTACATTACAGCCAATATCAATCACGGTAGAGTAGTCAGCATCAAAGCAGTCTTTGGTCATAGCAGACATGACTCCCGGATAATCCTGATGCATTGCAACGCCTCTCAGCGGGTAGCTTTTATCATTCAGTAGAAAGCCGTTTGCTTCATCCAGAGATATTTTGCGGAAACCAATGCGGTCGGAGAGTGTGTCTACCAGAATATCACCATATACGAGAAGATCCAGCTTGACGATATATAGGAAGGGATCCTTAATACCATTCCATAAATGTACAGAGGTTACGTCAAATGTGGCATCATAATTGTAACTTCCGGAAGATGGCAGCATAACATTTTCAGAATCAGAGAGTATTGTATTCCCGGTCGATCTCTCATACAGTGTCATTCGGATAACCGCATTGATGTTTTTTACTCCGGTATTAATTATTTTAGCCTTTATAGACAACTTGGCGCTGGCATTGCTAGTGCTGCCAATTGTAACAACGGATGGAATAATGTGCATTCTTGAATCACCAAATTCGACTGCATCAAAGCCAACCAATGACTGGGTAAAGAGATAGACATCCCTATGTAGCCCGTTATTAAAGTTGAAATCTGCTGATACTGGTATCAGGTTAGTATCAGCAGTATTATCACACATTATCTTTATTTTATGTGCGCCGGATGTGAGATTAGCAAGTTTAAGTATGAATGGTGTATATCCGCCTCCATAACTGCTCATCTCTACGTTGTCTACATAAACAATGGATTTCTGTCCGGCCGCTTCAAATATAATATAAAATACCTTCGTTCCATCATCATTGGATACAACTAAATCTTTACTATACCATGTCTTCCCACGGTACATACTTTGGCTTGCCCCATCCGTTTGGTTGCAGGTATGGGGGAGATTGACGATTGTATATGTAGAGTTATCTTTTGTAAAACTCCAATTATCTGACCAATTGACAACGGAGTATGTGGAGAGGCCGCTGATGACGGGATTGATCAACCCCAGTTCAATCGCACGGTTAATGATACATTCTACCATATGATCCATTGATATTTTTTTCTGGATATCTTCGCTGATTACAATCCCATACTCTAATTCAGTAGCCTCCTCTAAAGCATTGACGTCTGTTCCTGAATATGATTCAAGATGTTTTTCTAAGCTGTTTCCTTTATAACTTACGTTTGAGGCATCAACAACCTTAAAATCAGATGTCTTAGGCTCGATTGTGTCAATAACTTTTATAGGCATTTCAACAAGCCTCCATTCTATGAAATATCAATTGTTGTGTTGCCGAGTCCTTTATTTGTTGAACGATATACATTATAATTTTCAGTATAACCGCTTGCGTTTGTAAAGCTGAGTGTCTTTGCTAGTGAAAAACCACCTTCAAAACCGCTGACCTTAAATACCGGAGTTCCGAGACGGGCGGGGATAGCATAGTAAATATACTCATCTGTTCCAGGATTCACAGTAATAGTGCGTGCCTTAGAATTAGAAAGAACTTTTGTAAAACTAAGGATGAGCTGATTATTAATAGCTGCATCACTAACATCTGAACTGACTCCGTAATAGCATCCATTGAGAAATGCGATAGATGCGGTCTTACTGGCACTGGCATTTCTTTCATCTGTGGCGGTAAGTCTGTATGTCTTGTCCGAGGTGATCCCAGCATTCGTTAGTACTTTCTGAGATAAAGAAGTATTGATGACTTCGCTATCAAGAATCAAGGACTTGGGAACTTTATTTGTTGTCCACTTTAGAGTTAGAGAGTTTACAGTTGATCCTAATTCGGCTGTCGTTACATTTGTTGTGAAGCTAGTAATAGAAATAGCTTTATACAATAGATCGGCAATCTGATTTTCTAAAGCTGTAATCCTTGGTAGTATATCATCCGGAAGCGTGATTTCGGGATTCTTTTCCATATAAGTTTCAACTGCTTCAGATATTTGTTCTGGTGTCACGGCATTTTTTTGTATATTTTCCAAGGCGGTTTGGGTGTCCTGAACGTATTCCACGGCCACATCTGGTTCCGCCCCTCCGGCAGTGATGGTGATGTGGGTGGTACCGGTAAAGGTGGTAAGGGCGTTTAGGGCGGATTGAGTTGCGGCGGGGAGGTCTGTCTCCACTGGAGTATCCAGATAGGTGACTATCTTAAGTGGATGGGATGCAAGATGGGCTTTCCAGGCAGCAAGGCCCTTATCGGCGGCTGTGTCATCAAAAAATTGACTATTTATAGCATAAATAGCTTTATTGCCACTGTTTGGGCCTAACCATAAACCGTTTTCTGTTTTTCGGCCAATTGTATCAATTTTTAATTGATTACAAAATCCTTCTCGCCTATTCATTTTTTCCGGAAGCGCATTGTATAACCAAAACCCTTTATATACTGTGCTATCATAAAGACCCCAATCCTCGCTCCCATTAAACTCAAGCTCCACACACCGGTTAATCCGCTTGGTCATAGTAATCTCATCTTTGTGATCCTCCACAGCATAGAGCGGAGATGTTAACTGGATAGTTGCGGTATTGGACTGGTAAGGCCTCCAATCAACTTTTGATTCCGATAAGATCACCCTTTCAAAGACTGCTTCTGTGCCTATTACAGGATATGAGTTATCATTTTTATACTCAGTGATACACAAGTATAGCGACAAAGTATCTGCTGAATCAGGAATAGAAGAAGGGATATCAATTTCCTTCCATGTTCCAAATTGGGATTTACCATATGTGAAAAATGACGTGACAGCACCAATATTATCTTTCGTCCAAACTAACATAGCCCTTGCCGTATCCGTTCCCCCGCTCATATTCGTAATATGCAGATATAACTTCTTCCCGGCATATTTTTCTGCTGGACCGATGCGAAAATGTATATTTTGCCAGCCAGTATCATCTACAGCTACGATTTTAATTTTATCATTAATAACAGTGCAGATAGCGCGGCTGGCATTTCTACTATCTGGATTAATTAATTGCGCGCCAGTTACAGTTATGGCCAGTGGTTGCGGATACTCACTTGAGGGGCTGGGTTTCCCTCCTGTATATGGTTCCCATGGGTTAGTTCTGGTTCCAATATTAAGCATAACTTGTGGTTCTGTAGTATATTCAGTAGAATCAAGCTTTCTAAATGATATCCCTAAGTATCCATCTGATGCCAATATACATGTATATCCTGATCCATCTACAATGGCAGTGTTATTATTGCCAAATACTCCATCGATAACTGTCTTAACGATCATTGCTCCACCAGAAACTGAAAATGTGTATGTTCCGGCCAATAGATTAATCCAGATCGTCCTATAAATACTGTTTGGGTCTTTTTTCCCATCCGCACTCGTTAAGTAACCTGTGGACAGGGCACTATCTGGTAATAATTGCATTCCCATTGTAACTGTCCCTGTTCCGATAACCTCCTGCGGATACTCCGGTGACGGCGAAGGCTTACCGCCTGTGTAGGGTTCCCAAGGTAGAGGTATGGGACCTGCATTAAGCATAGGATAGACAACAACCTTAAAATCAGATAATCCCTGATAGATTTGGATAAAATAGTCTATTTTCGTTTCTGTTCCATCTACAACAAAAGAAGTATCATTGATAACAACAGATGAACCGTCACTATACCATTTCTTTGCCTTGACAAAAATCTTGGAATTGTCTATTGGGACACTTCCACTGACATAGTAGGTACCAGGTGATAAATTAGTTGAAGCAACGGCAGAATTAGCTGCATTCTGTAATGTATTCCCCGTCACCAGAATACTACCATCCTCCCGAACAGTAAAAACAACATCATTGTGTATTCTCGCCATCCTAGAAGTGTCCATTAACTGTGCTCCGGTCGCTCTCACCTGCTCACCCTTGCCCGCAACATTTAGATTGACAAAAGGTGCTGCGGCAGCATCATTAACTGTAACGTGGCCGGATCCTCCGGTCGAGCTAGTAAGCGCATTAGCATATTTAACATCCGTTTCGTGACGGTTATATCCCACAAAGGCATCTTTCTGGGATTCTACATAAGCCTTATTGTCTGCAAGCGCCTGGGCAGAAGCAGCAGCCGACTCGGCGGACTTGGTAGCAGCATCGGAAGAATCATTGGCAAAATGCGAAGCTACAGTAACCTGAGCAGACATTCTATCTTCAAAGTTCGCAATATCATTTGTAATAGAAGCATTCAGCTTATTCATTCGGTATTCCCACATCGAAAGAATGGACGGTGTAATTAATAGATCAGACTTAGTTGTGTCCATACCATCCAGGATTGACGTTTTTGCTTCTAATGTATTGAAGTTATATGAAAAGGAATTATCGGTGATTGAGTAGAATCTAATAGCAAAAAACACATTACCGGGAATACTGGTGACATCATTGTTAACGGTCCAGCCAAAAATGATTTTATCTGGAACAGAATCTAAATCAAACTCAGTAACTGGATAAAAGCCCTCGGCGATTTGCACACCATCAGAACATATGTATTGTACAATACAGGTGTGAATGCTAAGGTCCGTGCCATCGTAATATCTATCAATTTCAAAATAGAACGTTTTTGCAGCATGATCATTTTCAACACCCAGGAAACGAAAGTCTGTTGGCAATTGTATTTCACGAGTTTTGGTATTGATAATGAGGTGCTGATCCAAGGAGTTAAAAGTAGTATGAGTTACGGATGTATTGTTTTGAATTTCTTTGAGTTCATCTTTATAATGCTGTACATCTAGGATCAATTACGTCACCTCCTTATGTAATAATACAATTTTTTCATATATATCAATATTTAGTTTGGTTAGCTCTTCAATTTTGGTGTACGTATCCGCCAATTGTTTGGAAAAAGTTTCTGTTAGTAGCGTATAGTGACTAACTTTCATTTTATCAATCTTTACAATTACGTGTAAATCCTGCGAAATAGTGATAGATCCCATATCCGGGCTAATTAAAACTAGATATATTATTGAATTGCCAGACTTAATCCGATAAGAATAAGAAGGGTCAAAGTTGAAGACTTTATAATTGGCTCTAAGTTCCGTATTTGTTAAGCTGCAGATTTCATTAACACCGGTACAGTCATAAATGATGGCATAAATTGTATGATCAAAATATTCGGCAGGAATATAAAAACTCAAATCAGTCAGTTCATATTCTGTACTGGAGCTAAAATCTACGGTTCTGATTTTGCTATTGTCTAATATTATATTTGGCATTTTGTCTCCTAACTGGATTTAATCATCCGTAGAAGTGCGGCTGATAACTTTCCATAAATTTGATTCGGGCTCACATGTGTCGTGAACAAAACTATTTTTACCCCCATGCGCTTCATAATCGCGGATTAAGTCCCCGAAGGATTCCTTCTCCATATAGCTCCATTCACCTTTTTCATGGTAAATCCTATATGCTTGAGAGATTCGATCCTTGAGTCTGGCTCTTTCAGTTGCGTCAGTTTTATCTTGCATGTCTAAAATCATTTGCCCAAGCACATTGATTTTGTCTTTTGTTGTATGTACATATGAGGAAATATCATTGAGTTTTTCTTCATGCCGCAAAAGCATATCTTTATCATATTTCTTTTGCAAAGACCATTTTGTCTGAACTCCTAATATTTCTAAAAACCAATTTAAAATATTCCATATCTCCTTGAGCGCAAACAGCAATAAAAAAATGGATAATAAGGTATCCATTGTCCATGTATTAAATAACGTTTCTATTGTATTCAAACCAACTCACACCATTCCTTTCATTCAGCTAATTCATACTTTAACAAATCAGGAGTTGTTGTATCCCATTTTTCTTCCCAGATACCGTCAGTGTTAAGCCAACAATATACACCGGAGGTTGTGGATTTGACATATGTATTTTGGGCTGTCAGACCCGATTTGGTTGCGTAATACCATTTTCCATTTATATCGAACCATTGGGAAGAAAGCATGGCACCATCGGCAGGATTCATGTAATACCAACCATTTTCAGCATTTCCAAACCATCCGGTAACCATTGTCCCATCTCCGACAAACGCAAACCATTGTTTCCCAGCAGCAGTAGCGATTTCTTTCCAAGAATCTCTGATATACTCACCGTTTAGAAGATACTTCCAAGTTCCATCTGTTTGCCGTTCCCAACCAGTCCTGGTTAGTTCCATATGCTTTTTACATGCTACATAACCACACCAGGATACGAACTGGGCACACCAAGCAACGCCATTGCACCCGTACCACTTTCCATATTTAGTATAGTTATTGTCGCCAGAATTGGAAGTTTTGCTGTCCAATTGGCTATTAGATGCTTTTTCAATATATCCTACTTCACCTTCAAGAATCTCAATGAATTCATCAATGGTACAAGTATCATTGCCATACATAGGACGAGCAAAACCGTTGAATTTGTTTTTACCACCAATCTCAGAGAATTTGATAGTATATTCTTTAATAGCGACCATTCCACCATTACGTTCATAGGCTACCCCAGAAGTATTTCCTTCAATGGATTTGATATAAATGGTTTGCTTCGTCTGATTAACCGATACTACATAGGCAGCTAAGACATGTCCTACACGACCGAGGGAAGAGTAGTAGAAGAATGCTAAATCACCTCGTTGAACTTTAGATCCATCAGTTATATATCGCCCAGCCTTTTTCGCAAGACTAACGCCGGTAGGAGTGTATTGAAAATAATCACCCCAAAACAGTTTTTTTCCTTTTGCATAAGCATTATCCATAATGCAATCACTATTCCTTTCCATAAGATTTAAGCGAATAGGCTTAAATAACGCCGCCATCTTTAACAGCTGCTAATATATCCGTTTTTTCTTTATCTGATAATTTTGTGTATCCTGATAAGATTTCTTCAGGTTTTTCTCCATGGCTCACCCGGATCCGTAAGGCACGGATAATGATATTGCGCTGTATATTGCTAATCATATTGAAACACCTCCAATTATATCTGCCAAGGCTATCGTCAGTTCCTGGTTTTCCTGTTTAAGTAGCAGACTTTCGTCTCTTAACTGGGTGATTTCTTGCTCTGGTGTAGGTAGCCATGCCCTAACGGTACCATTAATATCATAAAAGGTACCATCTATGTATGTGTCACCTTCCTCACAGGGGCAATATGTACAATTCACCGCGAACGCATTATCACCATAAACACACCGTGCCACTCGGTTGGCATCCTCATAACTAAAGGCTACACCAACCTGTGTTACGGTATTATTATAAATTTGCGCGTATATCTCATGAGCTATCATTTAATCATCCTCCTAATATAACCTCATTAGTATTACACCAGATCCGCCGCGTCCTGCATCTTTCCAGAGACCGTCATCGCGAGCACGTCCACCACCACCGCCTCCAGTATTGGCAACACCATTTTGGGCAGGTATTTCTGCGTCAATCGAACCGTTTTGTCCACCTTGTCCAGTCCATCCACCGCCGTTTGCGCCACCGCCAGCGCCGCCTTTTCCACCGGCACTAAAGTAGTAGTTCCGTTCTCCTTCGTTATCTACTCGGTCGTACCAGCTATTACCGCCAGCACCAGCCCCGGAGTATACTGTCCCAGATGCATCTCCCCATGCTCTTGTTGTTGTTTTTTGGCCAGTACCTCCAGATGTACCGCTTCCGCCACCTAAAATTTTAGGCGTTACGCCATCAGAGCCATCAGAGCCACCATCGCCGGGAGAAGTAGCGCCAATCGTACATCCGCCGCCTCCAGAACCGCCGGATCCACCATTATCGCCACCAGCGTTTCCTCCTGACGCCGAAGCTATTGTTATTCCAGCGCGTGAGACAGAAGATGCCCCACCATTTCCCTGTTGTGCTCCGCCAGCACCAACTGTCATTGCTAATACTTCACCGGTATTAACAGACACCCCCTTTTTGGTAGTCGTTCTGCCGCTACCACCGCCTCCGAGATGACCACCACCACCACCTCCGACTAAAAAGAAATCTGCATATTTGAAGCCTTGTATAGTATAGGTTTGTGTTGCCTTAATAGTCACATAAATCTCTGTTAATGTCTTTATGGAAGCATTAAGTACATCCCCTGTCATCTCCCCTGTACTACAAGTTACATAGGGATAAATACTCAAATAGTAGGTTGTATTTAAATTGGGAAGATCAAGATATGCTTGAGAATTTCCTCCAGATGAAGAGCTGCTTCCGGCTCCCTTATAGATCTGCGTCCCCCCGGTCTTACCAGGATATCCGCTGGTGCTGTAGCGGATGATCACTCCGCTGTAAGGTTTTCCAGTCGCCGCCTTTGGATTCTGCCATTTGGCCAACACCCTCCGGCCAGAATAGGCGGCACAGCTAAAAGACAGTAAACTATTTACAACTACATTGCCAGTAAGCTTTTTCTTTGCGTCCGTGGAGTAGAAGCTATATCCATTGAGAACGCGAGATTCTATAGCGTTTCCCGTTAACTCAAGAGTACCAATGCCACCTTCGTCTCCAGAATCTGAAGTCATAGCTTTTTTCCCTTTTATTACATCTCCGAGAGTAGAATCCATGTCTTCAGATAGGACACTAATCCCCCCGGAGCAGTTCGTTTTCCCGTATTTAGCCATTTTTTCTTATCACCTCAATATTTCGTATTGTTAAGTCTGTATAGGGGAGTTTTCTGGCAAGGAGAGTAAGGCTGCCAGCTAGATTATCTTCTTTGACAATAATAAAAGCTTTGGAAGCATTGAGCATGCTTGTATTATCAAAATTCACGCTTACGCCATCATCCGCCATGATAGAAGAGTTTTCATATGTATAAGAGAAACCATAATCTTGAATATCTGTTAAGGCTGTCCAATCTGATTGCTTAATTACAATGTTTTCTGCTAATTGAAAGCCGCTATATTTTTCAACCTTATCATCAAGGCGTACTATATCATCGCTTTTTGCAATGGATATCTTTCCATTTTCAGAACCATCCCCTTCAATTCGATACCAAGGAAGTCCGTTCTTTATCCCTAAGTTATATCTGGTATTTGTAGTATCATCAATCAAACAAAATTTCTCAGAACTGAATTCCATTACAGGTAGCCAGGTACCTGCGTTTGCAGTACTGGGTTCCTTTCCAGTATTGTTTACTAAGGCTGCCCACAGTTTGTTATTCCAACTCACCATATCATCTTTATAGTAGTCCACATATAGATTCCATGTACCGCGTGGAGAGAGGCCAGTTCCTGATTCTCCCTTTTCACCCCGAGCTGTCCATGGGATCCAGCAGGATAAGTCAGTAGGTAAGGTACCTATCGGACAGTCCGGAACAATGCAGAGGTAAGCCTGTTGAGCATTGTGGACTATATACGTTACTACTGAGTATTTAGGATATTTTTTTGTTGGAACATATTCTCCAGAATATTGAACAATATTTTGAAGATATGCTTGAAAATCACTGAAATAGAATCTTTCCATTGCTATAATGGCATCATACAATTTGTTCATGCTCTCGGCATTTACAATTATACGTTTTAATGAGGGATTACTTTCAATAACTATATTTGCTTCTTCAAATTTGGATTGACTGTATAGCGACTGATATTGCTGAATCGCAGCAATGGTCTGAAGTGTAGGATCAAGCCAACGGTCCCAATTATCTATTTCATCCGGGAATTTTGTCCCGGTTAAGTCAGGATTTGTAACTGACATGGATTACTCCTTTCAAATGTTGTATTTGTAAGTTGGGTAGAAAGAGATACAGCTAATAGACATCTCCGCATCGGTTGTGCTGCCGGATATAGACTTAACAATATATTGTTTTTCCTCTAACTCATTTTGGGAGATATAGGATATTTTTTGGTTGACATCCAGCCAAGGAATAGATACCAGATTTAGATCTAGAGATGTGCTGAGGACTGTATGGTTATATATTTCATATCTGGCCCGTTGATTAGCTAAGTCATTACTGTATATATTGTCAAAATCGCTACCTTCGCAGACAAGCAGTAACTCTTTGCCTAATGCATCAATTCTAAAAGGGCTGTCAGGATTTTCATCATATGCTTCACCGAATACCTGGTACTGACCAAGGTAATACATGCTTTTGTCTTTACGGCGATATTTGAATACACCATCTGTCCCAGTTGGAAGAGTTTGAGCGGGAAGAGGGTTGCCGGAATCATCAACAATAAGCAGTTTTTCTAACCCATTTATGGATATTGCAGCGTTTGCTGGGTTGGTTGTATTTATCTTGAAGGCTATCTTTTCAAAGTTATCCAAGTCCGAAAGTGAAGCTATGCCATCCAAAGAAATGTTGTAAGTATCACCAGAGAGGGCAGAAGCATTCACGTATCGGTCAGTTTCAATTATCTGTCCCCACACTTGGATATGATTGTATATTCCAGTTAAAGAGGTTGAGCGTCCCTCATTAATAACAAGAGGGCGTAGCTGAGTGTAATCAAGTGTTATATTATCTTCAAACCTTTGAGGAATCTTCCGAAAGAAAAATGTTCCATAAATGTCAAACCCCATTTCATATCCAGAATATAGGTTCCTTATTTCATCAAGGATTTCATAAGCAGTAACATTTGCATTAAATTCCAAATCATAAGGGATCTCAAAATCAACATCCTCAATTATGTATTTTGATATTCCGATTTCCTTGAGTGTACCAACAAGGGCCTTGTAAGCGTCCGTTCCCGCCTCGATTTTTGTAGACAGCCCCTCGAGGTGACCACCACGGTCGCCGTTAATAGTAGCAATGAGATCACCACATTCCAAGCTTAGTGAATAGGATTCAGCATCATCATATGATACATTGGTAGGCACGTAAGTCCCCATAAGATTCCATATGATTTCTCCGCTACGTAGATGCTCAATACCAACATATGGTCGCACATAATTATCCAGCCAGACCCAACTATTTTGATCAAGGATAAAGGACGCATCGGTGACAGCGAGAGAGCAGTCATATGTTCTTCTCATATCAGAATCAGCATCAATGGAATATTTGTCATCTAATAGGTTACCTTCTACATAATTGATGATTTTAAAATTCCGATTCAGAATTTCAACCTTTGAATGAAGTACCCAATCAGATTGATAAATAATGTCCCGTTGAGCTTGCGTAATATCTGTCATATTATCACCTGCTTCCTAGATGCTGCGGCTGACATCTCTATCACAATCAATAAAGTTATTGTCATATAAGTCGTTTATGGATTCGCAATCTCCAGTTTCGGCGGCCGTGAGACTTGTTGTTATATTTAGTGGGTGGCCATTTTCAGAATGTGAAATGGAATCAACAATACATACCAGCGCCATCCGCCCATCAAAAGCTTTAAAGATTTTGGGTTTTTTATTAGAAAGAAAGTTGTCAACCTTTTCCCGATATTCTCTGCTGTTTTCAATATCAAACGTACAGGCATCTTCTTTCATATATACGAAGGAGGCATCGATATTGAACTCGCGATAATTAGTGTCTCCATTGTAAATGACAAGGGGCTTTTTCCTGCCTTTCGGTTCGAGCTTACTGGATGTGAAAATGCGTTCTTCCTGAATTGATATATCAATTATTGTATGGTATGCCACCTCTTTTTCAACCAAAAATATACCATCAAATTTTGAAAGGATTGTACTCATGTTATGGTTAGAAGAGTAGTTCCCTTCAACTCCATTTAGGGTAGGAATGAGACAATACTGATATTCGCATCCAGATCGGTTATAATAATCGTTTCTGATAAAGTTGAAGTCTTGGTTTGAATTTATCGGTATTTCAAAAAACGTTTTCCATGCTAGTTCGCCGACACGCCGCTTTTTTACCAGAATTGAAGATACGGTTTCGGAGGTAAAGTCAACGTTACCACCAAAAAGGCTTTTCTGGAATAAAGCATGCATTTTCGTATCAAAATCCCAATCTTGTGGTATTGTTCCATCCCAAGTAGTGTATACCTGTGTGGTTATAAAGAGTTCATCAAACACCCCGTTTTGCATACGAATATCATTTATATTATTTACTGTTGTAGGGGTAGACATCATTGAGTTTTTGTCTCCGCAGGCTGTGCTGCCTAGAATGATCATGTTCTAGTCACCGCCTTTCCATAATTGTAAGCACAGATTTCATAATAGTTTTCTTTTCTAGATAACATAAAACCAATAAGGACATTAGAGGAGGGAAGATCTATATAATTACTGTAAATGGAATATATCATTTCATTTTCAACCTTGGCTTCGAAATAGGCTTTTTCAATACCACCTGCGCTATCATAGCATCCTGCACGGTAATACACGGATATGTGGTATTTTCCATTGGTTAGGATAAGGGGGATTGTATTACGGATAAACCCATATCCCTTAAGTTCAAGAGTGAAATTATTTGGGATAATAAAACTATCTGCAAATTTCAGTACATCTGATTGGTTGCTAAGATCAACATATTCTCCGTTAATATAGTTTGGATCTATTTCAACTCCATCTCTATATACTCGCCCTCTTAATGAAACAATATTTGACTTGATAGTGGTATATCCACCGCGGTAATTATTACTTAATTCAATAAGGCTATATAGCGTGGGTTGTAGGTAACGCACAGTTATGTGTATTAAGGTTGTTTCGATGTCCATCCCGGTGATGGTTTTTCCAAAGGCCTTTATATAATATTGAGTATTGTTCTCTAAGCCAGGAACAACTAAACTCATGTTTTCTGTATCATAACGAATTGAAGAAGTGTACAGTACCCGGTTGTCATTTGAATAAAGTGTGATATAGTAGTCTTCAAGCTCCTCATTTTCAGGCTGGAAATATGAGATTTCCACCCTGAAACTATCACTTTCAATTAACTGATCCTGTGCAAGATTTGTAAAAGCTAAAGTAGGGGTAGTGTAGCAGTAGAATAGCAGTGCTTCACTCGGTGCCGAGGTACCTTCACTAGATATAACACAGATAGTCGCCTTATACAATACGCCGTTAACCAGCGTGTTAGCAGGAATGATGCATTCCGTTCTATAATAATTTGGAGTAGTTGCAGTATACACAACGGAATTTGTTTCATTATTATAAATGGTTACTACATTTCCTGTCTGCTGCGGGTTATTGCCGTCCCACTTATATGTAATTTTAAAATCGTTGAATGCGTCTTTAGAGATACGCGTATCATCATAAAGAACAGGAACACCAATCATATTTGAGCCTCCTTTTAATATACAATAAAGGCACGGTTCCATTCTCCATCGGGAAGCATTACCTCTACAATGCTGTCAGGAGGGTAAGTGCCCCGTCCTCTAACGAGATGAGTATTTCCATTACGTTTGACCAGGTATTTGTTATCCCCGGTCTTGGAAATGATTTTACAGGATACAACAACGGGGAACTTTGCTTTCTTTATAAGACCTTCAAATAGTTCTGTTAGCAGAGCTATAAAGTCCTTTGATAGATTATTGTTTGTCATATCTCCTCCAAATAGAGTGGGAGCCCAGACAAGTGGACTCCCGGAGCCTATCTTCGTTTATAAAGTTGTTGTTGAATAGCAGATTGCATGCTGCCATCAGTCATGGATTTTAGGAAGCTATCACTATCTTTTACACGTGGCAATGTCACATTAGCTATCTCAACCTTTATATCCCCGTGTCTTACATTACTGTTGGAGACATTCGGTGGGAGAGTTGAGATACCTTTGAAGATATTTCCTTTAGTAAACATAGCATTATTGCTAAGCATTCCTGAGAATGAGGAAATGTTATCGGCGTCAAATATGAGTTGGGCACCTGAAACGTCAGCCAATTTCTCCGTATTCTGAATGGCCTGTTCCTGCTGATCAGGGTTCAAGACGACTTCATTTTCATGACCAATAATAGGAATTTCTCCATTTTTAAGATCATGTGTAGTCAGATACTTAAGCATCTTTTCTTTTTCAGATTCGCTACGTCCACCAAGACGCCCATTTAATATTCCATCAGCGTATACGCCTGGGCCCCCGGACGCACCGGAAGAGTCCCAATGACCACCGCTTGAGGATCCACCACCATTCTCTGCTTTATCCAAACTACGTAATGCTCGTTCTGCTTCTTTGCATGCATCAACAATGCTTTTGCATTTGTCTCCAATTACAGAAGCCATTTCGGCATAAACATCTTTGAAAAGACTTAATTTGCTTATTCTGGCATCAAGAAATAAACCTTCAGCATTTGTGGCAGCGGCGTTGGCTTCAGTAATGTTAGATAGCGAACTTCCAACGGAAAGAACATTATTGGCCCATTGATCAGCATACTGTAATGCAGCATCACGCCGTTGGTTTGTTGCATTTACCTCGGCACTGTTATTAGCAGTTGTATCATTGAGGGCGCTAATGTTTTCGCTTACCCTATCATTAGCATTGGTCCATTGATCCTGGTAAGTTGAAATACTATTGACACGCTCATCGTTTGCCTCAATTTCAGGAGCAATATCTCCTACAATATCATTAATAGATTCCCGGGCCTCCCGGATGCTGATTTCTCCCATCTGCCAAGCTGATACATATCGTTCAACTTCACGGATAAGCCGTTCATTGGCTTCAATTTGTTCTTCCACCCAAGAGCGATCACGATCATTTTTATCATACTTGCCGGTTATGTCTTCTAAATCACTTGTATCGCCACTGGTAACACGATCTTGCCATCCAGCGCCGAAGATAGAATTAGCCATAGCCATATCTTTAGCTCGTTGGATTGCATCAGTAATATCATTCCATGAATCCATAATTGTTTGAAGCCGGTCAATTTCATTATCATAAGAATCTAACAATGCATCGCGTGAATCCTCAATGTCCTTAATCTTGTCTTCCAGATCAGACAATTGCTTGTTCAAGAGAGCATCATCATAAGCATCTTGGGCATCACGAATAGCGCTTTGATCAGCTTCATATATAAAGCCGCCAGCTTCTTCACGGAAGACTTTAGTTGTCTTTTGATTCTTAGCCCGTTCAAGATCATATTGCTTTTGCTCTAATTCTAGCTGTTGCTTACGCTTATCGTTTGATTCCTGGAGGCCATCAATTTGTTCCTGAATAGCATCGATCTGAGCCTGCGATGTTTTTTCTGCTTCATCCCTTAGTTTTTGCTGGGCGTCAATTTGTTCTTGCAAATGGCTGGTGACACCATTTATAGCACTGTCATAATCGTTCTGCTTGTCCTGTAACTCCTCCAGCTGGTCATTGAGCTCATCATTGGCCTTCTCTAAATATTGAATGGGAAGTTCCAACATAGCCTTATTCCATTTGGCTTGATTCTGAGCACATTGGGATATTGCATTTTCGCAATTCTGGATTGCTTCAGCGGTTTCGTAATACTGGTCGGTGTTTGTTTCTCCGGCAACCTCCATGGCGATTAGATTTGCCATATATCCTTGAAGCTTATTCTGTTGGTAGGAAGCAGCCTGTTTTGAAAGACTGATTAAGTTCTTATACTGCTTTTTGGTGGATTGCAAGCCCATGGCTTCAGCTTCGTCCATTTTATTTTGGATATCAGTTATTTTATTCTCAAGAAGACCAATTTCATTATCTAACTTTGTTTGAGCTAAATCATGCGTCTTTTGCTTGGTCGTATCCAATTCACCGTTTGCTTTTTGGATCTCTTGTTTTACAGCAACCCATTTATCTTTCAATCCCTGAGCTTCTGTGACAGCATCTTTTATGGATTCAGGAACCTCATCAATGGAAAAGTTATCATCGCCGGTAATCCTATCTTGCCATTCTTGAGGTAGAGAAGAGAGGGACTGCTGGTATGCTCCATTGTAAAATTCATCCTGCTTTTTTAACGCATCAAAGTATTCCTTCTGTTTTTCAACAATGAGATTAAGAATTCTTAGCTGCTGATCATAAGGCTTCGTATTTTCAAGTACGCCATTTAAGGAGTCAATTTGGGCTTTTAGATTTTTAACTGATTCCGCAGCTGCATCAAATTCTGTTGGCTTTTTAGGCTTACTCCCTTTTGAGCCACTTTTGTTGGATTCATTACCACCAATGTAATTGACCTTGCCTTTTCCTTTATATTCGGCAGCCTTCTTTAAAGCTTCTTCAATTTCAAGCTGTGCCTGTCGAACAAGATAGTCATAGCCTTCCTTACCGCCAATATTTCCGCCAACATCGCCGCCTTGTCGTAATGTATTTAAGGCTTTTAATGCAGTATTAGCAGAACCGATTATTCCAACGAGTGCAAGTAAGTTTTCAATGTCTGCAGAGGTATCAAGGGATATTCCATTGGCAATTTCTTTTTGCAGAGCAAATCCAGCCATCGCTTGTTTTGCCTCGTCAACAACATCTGCTTCATCAAAAATTTTATTAATCTCGCTGGCAGTGGCTCCCTCAAGATTAGCTGACATCTCAGCATTGAATTTCTTCTCAAGCGCTGCGTATTCATGAGCATCGGCGAGATGGCTCATTACCAATTCTTCGGCATTTGCAACACCCATAATTTTAAGCATTGCCACGGTTACGCCCGCAGTATCTTCATTAACATCATCTAAGATGTGGGTGCTTTCAAGCCATGTGGTGATCAAGTCATTAAAAGCACTTTGACAAGCAGCAATATCTTTAGGAGAACTTGCTATTTGTTCTACGAAGTCCGTGTAGCTTTTGCCGAGTCCGCCAAATGTATCCTTGAAATTTTTATTATCAAGCAATGAAAAGTCAAACGGATCTTTTCCCTTGAGGCTTTTGTAAATCTTATCCAATTCTTCAAAACCATCAGTAAGAGCGTTTACGGCACTGATTGCTTCGGCTTTGGTTTGGGGCTTAACAATTTCCTGCTTGGATACTGTACTCTGTACAACACCAAGTTGAACTAATAATGATATCAGCTCTCCAACATTAACTTGATACCGTTTTGCTTTTGCGGATAACCGATCAAAGATATCACCATTTGCTCCATTATCCGACATAGCTTGTAAGTCCACATCCGACAAATTCAAATCCTTGATTTCAGAAACTAAATCCCCGATCCCCTCTTTGTTGGAACCAATGAGATTATTGAAATCGATAAGTCTTGTATCAGCAGCACTAAATACATCACTAATAACAGACTCGTATCCATCCCATGCACTGGAATTTTCTTCTATAGAAGCTCGGATGATCTGCAAGTTTTCATACGCTTCAGTAACGGCTTTGTCATCATACGGATTAGAACTTTTTAGTAATGCTTCATTGTATTCATTTACCGCGGCAGTGGCATCACTATATCCTTGAGAGAGGACATTATCAGCCCGTCCATAGTCCGTTTGGACTTCAGCCAATAGTGCTTCTTGGAATTGGTCTCCATACAGATTGAAGAAATCATCCTGAAGGTTCTTCATGACCCGGCTGGAAGAATCCAGTACATTTTCTACGGCACTATCATTAAATCTGCCTTGCATCTTGCTCAAGTCAGTCATGAAACTATTTGTTGTTTCTTTGGCTTGAGTAGCGTCTGCTTTAATGTATAGACTAAACAATCCATACTCTTCATTTTCCGCGATTTTTATACCATGCTTTTTGGCTAGATTTTTAATGGATATTCCAGAACTGGATTTTGATGAAATCATATCTGCCAATTGGAAGGTATTGATTTCAGTCATTTTTTGCTTGGCATCATTAATACCTAAGCGATTCTCATTTAAATATTTCTCGCTGGCAGCACGCTTGTAAGCTAGAATAGCCTCCGTCTGATCTCTATAAGCATCAGTGACGAGATTGATTTTCCCATACTCATCACCGTATTTCTCGTTTAATTCTTTTTGAAGTGCTAATAGATCACTCTTAATTTTGTATGTTTCTTCTTCACTATCTTTTGCATCATGAAGAGCTGTATGAAGTTCCTTATATCTATCCGCATAAGTGCCAATTTCTTTTGATGAGTTTTCTAGTTCGGCTGCTGCATCCGCTGTAGTCTGGCGTAATTCTTCTTGAGCCTGTTTCCATTTTGTAACTCCCAGAGTAACTGCTGATATTAAGCCGACAACTAGGATTAACGGGTTGGCCATTAGGGTAGCCCATAAACCTTGGAGCAGGAATTTGGATTGGACAATTGTTCTGGAAAACAGTACTGTTGTAGCAGACGTTACTTTTTGTGCTGTACCAAGTATTCCTGTTGCTGTAGCTATTTGATAGGTAGACATGGCTTCCTTGAGCTGTTCTGCCCGTAATCCCTTAGAATATAGTATCCTGGCGGCCAGTTGCTTATTGACTTGGGCATAAGACAAATATTCCATTGTTTTCTGGACAGTCATATCTTTTGTCAGCTCTAAGAGTTCATTTGTTATGTTTTTTAGAGATGATGATGATGTGACGGCGGCCTTGATTCCATTTATTTTTTCCCCAACTAATTCGAATGTCACAATGTGGTAGGTAGCCATACATATATGAAATAGCAGGTGCATTGCATATATTCATATGTTATAATTGGTTAAAAAGAGGGGAGGGGAAATAATGATGGTATCTCAAAAATATACTTTAAATGAACGCAAAATTTTGCAAAAAAGTAGTTCGCTTTTTACTGAAATTCGGAAAAGTAATAGTGTTCATGAAAGAAAAAGGTTAATACAAAGAATTAGCGAAGTCGGAGGATGTAGCCCTGATGAAGCAAGGGTTATAGTTGAGAAATACATCTCCTTTGAAAATAGTAATGATATGCGATTGCGCAATGAATATAAAAAAGAACATGTTGTTCGTTGCCCAACTTGTTCAAGCACAAATGTTCATAAAATATCAGAGATATCAAAGGCAGGATCGGTACTGGCTTTTGGGATATTTTCGCAGAAAGTGAAACGTCAGTTTCACTGTGATAATTGTGGATATGAATGGTAATCTATAATTATTTGTTGGCATTAGATCAAAAGAAAGATCCAATAAAAATAGCAGAAGAGTGTTCTGCGTATTTAAAACATACCGTGTTGAATAATAATAATTTTTTTGATGAAATTACCAGAACGATTACTTGGCGAAATGTATGGAGCGAATATTATCAAGAGATAGATTAGTTAAAGATATTATGAGAGAAATGAAATAGGCTATAATTTTGATGCAATTGGTTGGGATACAAATACTTTTTGCATAGAATGATTAAGAGGTAAATATACTATATGCCAAAGGAACAGTTTAAATGGATTCAAACTGCTAAAGTGGAAAAAAGACGGGACATACAGGCATCTTATGATGATTTACAAATATTATATAACAGTATTGAGAAAATTGAAAAGCAAGTACAGGAATTAAGGACCAAGAGTAAACGTGCTAGGAATTCTGGCAACAAAGCTGATGTATTAAATAACCCACTAAAGTATATTGCTATAGATAAAAAGATTGCATTTTTAAAGGAATCAATTCAAATATTGCGACAAGAAATTGATGAGATAAAAAAAACAATAAAGTATATTAATGAAAAATGTATATACTTGGAGGATAATTCAGCTTACTTGGACTCATACAATAATGCTAAGCGGAGTTATAGTACATCTCTTAATATGTTACGATTATATAGGATTAAATTAAATAGTACTTTGCAACTTAGGTCAGTTATTATTAAGTTTCCACATTATTATTTTTCAACAATAGAAAAAGCTATTATCGGAATAAATGAAATAAATGATTTTAGAGAGAGGAATAAAAGGAATCCTATCCACCCAACGGAATTAAAGAATACCCTTTCTAAAGATTGGTTTTTTAAAAATCAAAAAAGAATCAGAAATGGAAAAATGCCTGACTTAGAGATTGACTTTTATAATTTTGCAAATTTTGATTTTGGCATTGTGCCTTTAAAACAGGCAGATTGGTACAAGAGGTTAGAGGATGATATAAATAGTGGAATTCATAAGAGCATAATGGAGGGATTTCGAGATTGGTCAAAGGATCTCTATCGCCTTGATGAGTGGGTTAAAGAGAAATATAGGCAATATAAAAAACTTGATCTAGAAGAGAAAATTGCATTATATAATCTTGACAATGAATATTTTCCTCTATATAGATATTACAATTCACTGAATTGTAAACAGCGACTTGATGCAAACAAAATCCCCCCAAAAACGTTTAGACTAAACAAATATAATTGTGAGTCAAAAAATATTGATTGCTATTGTAATAAAAAAAATTACTGTATTAACAACAATGTGGAATATTCTCAGTGTGATTTCGCCAGTTTTCCTCCTCTGACCACTAGCACACAAATTAAAGAGGCTATTTTAGAAAGCGGAACTTTGTATGAAGGTATTGTAGAACTGATTATTTAGTAATATGTAGTAGAGGGAATTGAAGTTATGTTTGACATGAACCATGATAATAAAATCGACTCCCGAGATCACTATCTTTTTGATCAGGCAAGAGGTGTTGATAGAGAAAAGACACCCAAGAGGTTTTCTCTAAAACAGACGAAGAATAAAAAAGTGAAGGGACAGAAGCCCACTGGAGAATCATTACTTTGGATTATTATCTTTATATTTTTGGCTATTTTAATGTTTTATTTCCTTTTATAATTTTTAGAAAATATCACTCATTTAAGAGCACTTCGATTGCCACCGGGATAACCCGTTGCACCAGGCAATAGAAGAAGAGTACCACACGGAGCACTACTCCGACCGAAGTGTTATCCAATTTCCTTCGGCATTTGGACTGTATTTTGAATCCGCACGCAATTATCCCTGCGGGCAGACCGGCCTTGTCAGTCTCTGGGGCGATTCCATATGCTTACGCACTTAGGAAACAGCCTGCTTTCACCCATATGGGCTACCTATTGACCCTCCCTTGACCAGAAAATATTGGACTGGTGTATTGAACAGAATTTTGTTCTGAACAAGAACCTCTTACTTTTTTCTGCCTCACGGCCCCGGCTGTACAGCACACCTTTCGGTGAGTTTCGGTGAAGAGGTGTTTGGGGGAGTTCCCAGCATATTATACGCCTATGCGTCCCTTAGTTATTTATTTACGTGACGGGACATTCTCATCGTTTACTTTGTGGGAGTATATTACGCAGCATTAATGAGAAGGGCACATTCGTTGTCACGGTTACGAATTACTTTACCCGCATATTTGATACCAGCTAATAATGTCGTTAAGGTTGCAACTATAGGAAGTAGTCCTCCCATATCAGTTGCAACTTTAGTGACACTTGTCGCAAGTTCAATAAAGAATTTGATTGAATCGTCATTTAGGGTGGTCTGCCAAAGCTCTTGATACTGAGCCTGTAATTGCTTAACGCGACCAGATATTGAATCAAGATAGGTTTCGTTTTCTTTGGCTGCTGATCCAGATGAATCCAAGGAAGTTTTTAGTATGGCTTCGGCTTCGGACCAATTGTTTAAAAGCGCAGATACTCCTTGAGCTCTCATCTTACCTGCGATTAATTCAAGTAAGCCAGCTCTGGATATATCATCCATACCTTTCCACTTTTCAGCAATTCCATCCATCATTTCGTATACATCTTTGAATGTATTATCATCCTTCATTATGTCAAATCCGCCAGATCCATTTATGTTCGTCAGGGCTTTGATTTTTTCGCGAAGTTTTGATGTGGATTCTGCCATACCTTCAGTTGATTCACCCGCAGCCTCTAATTCTACTTTTGCTCCGCGTAGCCTCATGGACAATATTTTCAATGTGCTACCAGAAGTAGAACTATCTTGTAGAACTTCATTCATGGCAGCGCCCATTGCTATTGTTTTATCTATTGAAGTATTGGCGGCAGCGAGAGAGGATGAGGAATGATTTAGAATATTTCCTAGATCTTTTGATGTGACAGCAAAATTATTTGATACAGCATTTAGACGATCAACAATGCCTATTGAATCATCTGCGTTCATATTAAACGCTTTAATGGTAGAAACTAAGTCTGATGTAGCCTCGGTTATGTTAACATCGTCACCAACATTAACATAGAGTGATGATGATTTTGCGAGATTAAGGGATTCCTGTAAATTGTATCCCATCTTTTTCCAGTCAGACGAAGCCTGAACCATGTCGCTCGTAGTTTGGGCAACATCGCGCCCTTCGGCAGCTGCCTGCTTTTGAAACTTAGTGTATGTATAGGCAGTTTCATCACTGACCTTCTTGAGTTCAGTCATGGCATCATCAATGTCACGAATGATAGTAATTCCCTGTTTTAGTTCTGCCCATAATCTATAAAAAGACCCAAAACTAAAGATATATGACGATACCTTCTTAAAACTCTGAGATAAAAAGTTGAAAAATTCTTGTGTTGGACCTATGGCCTGAATAGTCTTTGTTTGATAACGAAGAAGTTCGTCATTAAGTGAATTGATGGCAATAGAATACTTACTAATATTTCCAGCAGCATCTTTTGTTTCATATGACATTCTTTTTGATTGTTCATTGAATGCAATACTTTCTGGAATAATACCTTCAGTTGCCAGAGCAAGAGCGCGCATCTCTTTTTCCAGTATAATTATGTTCTGTGGATTAGTCGAAAAGACGCCGGTCTCTGCGCCGGTTAAGTTATATTTTTTATTACTTAATTCACTATTGATTTTTGCTATCTCTGTTTCATATTTCTTTGCAGATATGCTACCATTCTCCCAGGCAGTCGCCAGATGATTAGCCTTATCACTGGCACTTTGAACTGCACGCCCATAGCCAATTACTTTACCTTCAGCCGCAGCATAGGATGATAACATCCTGTTAGTCTCTGCTATAATCCAACTTTGGTTATAATTATTTTCTTGTTCTTTCCTTAAGTTAGCATAAGCTTCTTGCTGTGCAACTCCATCTTTTAAAAGCTTTTCCCGTGTCTCCCAATATGAATTCTCTCGTTCGTCTAAGAATAAGAGTTCTTTTTGGAGCGCAATTTCATTTTGTTTCTGCTTTTCCTGTACATCATCTAACTCTTTAGTAGCTTTAGTTTTTTTCTCAAGTTTATCAATATCAGTATCCAACGTGGAATCGATAGAAGCGGTGGGGGCATCTAACTTATCCCTTTCTTTTTCAGCTTCATTCAATTGGTTAATGGCTTCCGTGGTGTTTTCTATATTAGTGATATGATCATCGGATAATGATGATGTTTTTGATAAAGCTTCATCAGATTCTGCCTGGCGCTGCATTGCTTCGGTTAAATTTTCAATGGCGTCAGTTTTTGCCTCTATTTTAGATTCATCACTATCTGGATTAAGGGAATTTTCCACTTTTTCAATAGCAGGAACAGCTTCCTCAGCAGTAGACTCCAATTGATTGAGTTGATCTATTGTGGATTTAAATACTTCTTCTAATGATTCGTCAACTGTAAATTCATCTTTTAAGAAACTCTGGATTTCTTTTAGCTCATCTTGGAAGCCAAAGAACTCATCACCTTCTAAAGAAAGCTTCGATAAATCACCCTCAGAAAAGTGTTCCAGTAAAGCCATCATCTTTGTGAGGTCTGAAATGCTCCTACTGCTTAATCCATAAAAGCCATCATCGCTATCATTAGCCTGAGAAAATATTTTGTCAATCTTCACGAATACTTCTTCGGCAGTAGCCCCATATTTGTCAAATAACTGAGCAGATGAAGTAAGTTGCTTATGTGAAGTTTCTAGCGTTTCGGAAGTCTTTCCTTTAATGAGGCCGAGCTTCATTAAATAGTCTTGAGCAGATGATTCGATAGCATTAAATTTACTAATAAGATCCGGGAAAACAAACTCATCGAATTTGCCTTCTCTCATTATTTTGTTAGCAGATTTTTCATAATCCTTTAACGCTACCAATATATTTTCTTTTTCTTTATCAGCAGCAGTATAGAGTTCATCAGCCATTAATCTTTTTGATTCTTTTAATGCTTCCTTTTGCGCATTTACATCGGATCCATTAAATTTTGTAGACCAATCGCTTTTTGGAAGAAAGGGTTTTACTTTTGTATCTATTTGTAGAATTTTTTCTTTTAAAGCTATTTGTTGTTGCAGTAGCTCAATATTGGCTCTTGCTTTGCTTATAGATGGTCCATCATCCATCCATACTTGCTTTAAGGCTTTATGTTTTGATGTGTTTTCGCCTAGTCTAGCAAGAAGTTTCTCTCTGGCGATTAGCTGCTTAGAAAATGAATCGGTCTGTAATGATGGAAGATCATAGTTCATTCTGGCTTTTGCTATCTGCCGATCAATTTTCTTTTGTGTTTCTTCCCATAACTCAACATCACGCAAGTTGAATTGGATCTTGGGGATGTAATTGATGACCCTTTTATCAATATTAGCTTTTCTTTTAGCTATAATACGATCAATTTCATCAAACTCTTTTGTGAATTCTTTTACAAATCCACCGAGATTAACTTTAATTGGTTCTTCAGCATTCTTCTTGGTCTCATCTATTTCGCCATTTACCTTACGGAGAGCTTTAATAATATCATCATCATTAAAACCTCCTTTAAATTCAATATCTACTCCTTTATTAGCCACTTTTACCTCCTATTAAAAAGGGCATGATCCCACAATTTTTTTAGCGCTCTCAATAGCTTTGGATTTAATATCTTTGTCATTATACAAATTGATATAATCTATTATTCTTTTCATTGGAGCAGGGAGGGAGATTTTGACCTTTGCTGTACCGTGTTTTCCCATTATAATAGCACCAACAAAAATATACTCAGTCGGATCTCTATACCAATCCTCCATATAAGCACTTCTTATTGAAAACAATATTGATGGTTCTGAAAACGAATACCTTCTTGTTATATGAATGGCATTGTAAAGTCCATAGTTACGTTTATAATAGATTGGATCGTAATCAGCATAAAAATCATCAATAATTTTCCAAGCCATCCATTCTAATTCAGTGGCTAATAGTTCCAAATATTCAATATTACATTGTCGATAGTAGTTTTTTAACCAGTTAATTTTCTTTTCAGACATATATTTCATGATTACCTCCAATAAATAAGTCTGGCGGCTATGACCCCGACAGACTCTAAATTAAGTATTTAAGTTCTATTTCAATAGTTTAATCATACTATTCTTGAGATTATCCTTTTGGCTTTCATTGAGGTTATTCATTTCTGACTGGATTGTGTTCGCGAGTGGCCTGAAAGCTGAACTGATCAATGTCCCGAAACGTGTTATCTGGTTTGAAAGCTGAACAACCAAATCGTTCTCTGTGGCCATATTTTCCAAGTATAGATCCCTTATTTTTTCCAATTCTTTGTAGTCAGCGCCAATTTGACGCTTAAGTACGTTCCATAATTCACAAGACTGGAAAATATCGTAGGTGCGGAAACCGGCTGTTCTATCATTTTCTTTTTTATCAATTTCTAGATCAGTGTATAGGGATAGGATTATAATATGGAAATTGATATGGAGGCACAGTGCATTAGGGATTTTCAATCCATCTTTCTCATCGAAGGCCACCCCTAATAGTTCTTGGATAATAGATACTTTTTCAGTGACTGGAACATAAGACCTTTTAATAATACTACGTACTAAACTATTTCGGTCACTTTCCTTTTTACAATTAATATATTGGGTTGTAAATGTAGATACGGTCATTTTTTTATTCATTAAATATCTCCTTTAAGTCCGGGTTGTATTTGTTAATAGCAGCAATTCCAATTAAAATCGATTCTGCGACATCATCATTTACTGTGATATTAAATATACTTTTTACCATTTCAATCGCCGCGATCTTCAGTTCATTTTTACGCTTTCCCTTACTTTTAATTCCTACTAAGGACCTCCAACTGGATGGCCTAATAAATTCGCAATCGGCACCGTGTGATATTGCCCAAGAATATACAACGCCTTGAAGCCGGACAAGAAGACGCTGAGTATGCGGATTCCTTGGATTGGCCGCCTCTTCCATATATATGATATCTGGATTTAGGGTGTCCAGTTCTCTCAATATAGCTAAACACATTTTATTAAAGCGAGAGTCAGCAATTTTATCATCATATTGGATAAGAGTGGAAGATTGGTATTCACCGTTTAAAAAGTATGAAATCCCTGTAGAAGTAGTAGATGCGTCAATGGAACATAACCTGCAGTCCATATTTATGTCAGATCATGCCTACACCATTTGTCGTACAATGGCTTAGAAGCAGCCCTGTCGAATGCGAAGACAAGTGTGCCATTTGAGCAAAATAAATCAACGAGTGGACAGTTTTTTAAAACATAGAAGTATGCTTGCTTGGTATTGTAAATTAGTATTACATCTTCAGCTTCGTAATAGTGTTTAAAAATATCAGAATATTCTCTCATTCATTCTCCTTTAATTCAGCGTAAAAAGTAAGGCATGCAAAAACTATACTCGTGACGAGTTAGATGCATGCCTTTTGGCTTAGATCAATTCTCGTCACTTAAATCTGCGTCTTGGGTTTTCGATGCTTTAATACTTTATCACTTGATTCGTTTTCGGGGCTGATAATATCATCCTCTCCATCAGGTTTAAAGAGTTCGCGGAGTACAGCGCCCGTCTGAGTGTTGAATCTTTCATAACCCTCCGTATTTGTTTTTGCCAGCATCTCTAAAATTTTGTCCTTTGGTAACTTCCCATTCACATAATCCCGAACCAACTCAAAAATCTTGAAGTGATCCACTGAACAATGCATGGTTCGCCATGGCGTATAGCCAACGTCTGTAGGGCAATGAATGCATAAATCATAGGTTTTCCCGCAGCAGATACATTTTTGTTTTCTTGGCATAGATGTCTCCTATATAAATTAAGAAGAGATGGTGTTACCATCCCTCCTTAACGATTAGTCTTGACTCACTAATATTTCAAACAGCTTAGACTCTTCTTCATTGCAATAATCTGGACGGATTAAATATGTAGCAGAGTGCTTGCTATCGGATTTCAAGCCGATTTCTACGCTGCTTGGATCAATTTGGGCATTTTCGGCCACTATAACACCGGCATACTTTACATTCTCATTACAAGGATCATGAAAGATTGCATGCATCCAGATGGTCTTAATCTCCGGAATGCCATCGCTGCGTTTAGATACCGAAGCACCGGTAGAAGTCTCTCTGACATAACTCACAAAAACTCGTCCAGTTACTCCTTTGGGCAATGTGATTACTTTGTCCGCCAGAGAGAACTTTTTGTCATCTGCAGAAGCTGCCGTATCAAGGATGTATGTTTCTCCAAAAGTCTTATTTGCATTTACTACTTTCACATACTTTACAGTACCTGTAATAGGAGTGTAATGTAATTCCGCAGTGGGAGCTTCAGCGGTCCCGCCCACTTTAATGATTTCGGATGTCGGTATTTTTAGTTTTGCATCTTCACCCGCAACCACTTTTTCTGATCCAAACTGAGTAGCAGCTAAATCAAGAGAGAAAAGTGAGTTGGTAAAACTTAATTGTGCTTGCTGATTCCGATAAAAAGTCATGATCGGTGTTCCCATAGCGTCAGTAACATCAGTTCCTTCTGCTGATGTTTGAAGCGATGGCTCTTCAATCTGAGTGTATCTACCGGTTAATTCTAAGGTCTGAGGATCATATTCCTCAATAGCCCGAATTTTCTCCAATATTAATTCATTTGGATTAAAAACCATAATTTGTCTCCTTTCAAAGAAAAGGGATGAGTTAGTATAAACCGCCCATCCAATTGAGTTGTTTTTGATCAACTTCTTTTAAATTTATTCCAAAACCTGAATACCCACTTTGAAGTAACAGGCTTGCATTTTTTATTTTCCCTATCCTCATAACACTATCCATGAATACGTTTATTTTAAGATTCCATACTTCATTATGGTTATACTTAAATCCTTCGCTATTGACCATGGCTGATATCATGTTTAGTAAAGAGGAATGCTTATGATTACGGCTTTTAATCAAAGCTTCATCACGAGCATCTTCTATTAAAACCATCTTCGTACTTTCATTAGCTGGTATGGCTACATTCTTTTCTAGAAAATGTACTTTGCGTAGGTAATCAACAAGAATTTCATATGTACATTCGTCAATATACCAGCTACCATCAGGATACTCCATAACGATCTCACCTTTATTATTTGGATGAGCTTTCAGACGGAATTTTGTGAAATCCAGTCTGCCGAAAATAATAGATGTTTTTTCTGGTGGGAACATCTTAGATATAAGCTGCGAAAAAAGAACATAGTCAGAGATGGTCGTATAATCAAATCCAAGGTCCCATAACTGATAGCATAGATCGGTGGGAGTAGCAGCTAGAAAATGAATGAGCGAAAAGTATTCATCTTCACCATAATTGCATATTTCATCAAGTGTTGGAGTATGGACAACGATATGTTCATTGATTACATAATCCTCCCCACGGTATATGCGCAGTTCTTCACTTCCGGATGAGAATAAGCTCATGCATACCACTCCTCATCTGGATCATTATTACAGAAATAGGTTTCACCATTTGTCATGTCTGTCTTGGCAATTCCATTGGGGAGTTCGCATTCAAATATTAGTGTTCTGGTGGCGTAGTTAAGGTCAGTAGTACTGGCCTTGTCTTGAACAATTTTACATTTCATTCCAAAGGCTTCAGACCAATTAATGTCTCTGGTTAACAACGCAGATATTAAATCATGGCGGGCTATACCGCTTTGTGGGTGAATAATGTCAGACTTATTTATGCATATATAAAATATAATTTGCATGGTTTTATATATTTCACTATATCTAGGTGTTTCAAAGAATGAAGTTTCAAAGCACAGGTAGTTGTGCACTTCCGCGTTTGAACTATCTACAATATAGCAGGGTAATACATATTTTCCAAAAAAGTCCTCTGCTTCATAATCATCCTCGGCGGCATTAAGCAAATATAATATATCGTTATTTGCCAGTATCTTCTTTTTTATAATATCTTTAATTCTGATATTATCTGAATCTGGAAGAGACAGGAATTTTGTGAAATCCATAGTTGGTTGAGGATTCGTTATAAATACTCCCATACAATACTCCTTATAAACTTAAAATCTCAAGTCCAATATATGCCTTCTCATCACCTGCAGGGTTATGAGCTTCTACCATAAGTATTTTGGTGAGATAATTGAAGTCACCTAAAAACTGTATCTTGATCACATTTGGTAGGATATTATTATCAGAATCATAAACGGGGATCATATCAACTAAGTTAGAAACATCATTGTTATCAATTGAGAAATTCCAGTCATTGATCATAGTTGTAATAGATTTGTTTTCAGAACCATTCGGATTCATCCATTGCACTTGTACCTTCTTATGGCCTCCACCAACTCGTATGTTCTTTGTACTAACGATCATGTTACCGTGAATGCCAGAGACAGAGGAATCAGATGGCAGGGTAGGAGAGATGGGTGATAAATAGTAATCAGCATACATTTCGCCGGTGTCAAGATTGACATAATCAATATCGCGGTTAAATGTGTCTTGATAAAGTACCAAGCGATTTATACCATACGGCAAAGTATTTTCTACCTTACTTACCGCCCATGTTAATGGACAGTCAATTGGTGCAGAGACTATAAGCCGTTTATCATATGTCAGTTTTTCTGAAATGGAATTCATAGGAAGCCATAATACTGTTTGGTTCTCCACTCGTGTAAAAACTCTATCTGTATAAACCCCTGCGTTGTAACTGTTTCTCATTCTTTCAACAGCCCACATATGCCGGAGCAATCTTGAACTGCCACTTTCATCGATCCAATGTAATAAATAATTTGTCGGATAAACACAGTACTTATCAAAAGAAAGATCATAGCGACTTCCGTCCTCGGCTATTAACCAACGGCGATAAGAGCCTTTTCTATCGGGGATATCAATATAAAGTCCAATAGGAAACTGGGCTCCATATTTCTTTTCATATGATTGCTCATAATAATCAAGTGAACAGGAATATGATGGCTTAAACTGTATGTGGTAACTAACCTGGTCTTTTCCATCTGCGTTGTAGGAATGTACGATGAATTTAATGTGAACGGGTATCTTCAATGAATCTTTTGGTGAGTTCAGCTTATATGCCATAGATGATTCGTTATCATGAAAATAGTCATATATGTAAGCAATGCGACTTTGAGGATCACCATCCCACGTTGACTCCATGATAAGATCTGATGCTTCACTGCGTATTTCTCCCAGGGACACAGCTGATCCATCTTGATTTCTGTATATCTCCTTTAACTTAGATAATGAAGGCATGTTATTCCTCCTTTATCATGTCGGTTATAGAGTGCGCATCAAGCACTAATTTTCTGTACATTTTAAAGTCACAATCGGGAGAATCATTCATATCCCTTATGGCTTGTAGAAGGCTTAGTAAAGTGACTAATTCGGCAGGTTCGTTTAAAAGCTTGTTCAATCCAGATATGCGTATCATCAAAGACTTTATATAACTTGATAAATGGGGATACTGTTGTTCTTTGTAAAGCAAAAGCCAGTGGATGGAATTATGCAGATTCTCCTTCTGCTGATGAATCTGTTCAGCCGAAAAAGTTCCATATATATGCTTCACTTTTGTTCCCCTCTCTTTGAGATAACGTCATAGTCGTACCCGAAACTTCTGATTAATTTGCGTTGATCATTCTTGATTTCTCTATTCCGGCTTTGCAATTGGGCTAAGTGGTTGGATTGGGAATAGAATTTTTCTTCTTTACCACCGTACATTTGCTCCAGATTTTCTGTTGAATTTAACTTTGGACGCATCCATTCAACCAGCATTCCTAGCGAAAGAATATCTACAATAAAATCTGAATCAAAGTTATCGTCAATGCTTTGGAATAGAACAGCATCAATTTTGGTTGTCTCATCGCTCATTGTAAATTCTTTGAACAATTTTCTCACATATGGTTTTGAGGCAGCTGCATGGAGCCATTCACACATATTTTCATTTGCCATCTCTTCAGGAAGAGATATCAGTTTATAGTCTTTTTGCTTTCCCAAAAAATATGAGAATATATCTTCATAAAAGAGTGTCATATGGCCACCCTCTGACTTAGATCATTGCTTTAAAATCGGTCCCGCAGATAGAATCAATGATCTCAATCTTTTTAATACTATCAAAGTTATTCTTGGAAACCAGACTACCAACCTTAGATTTAATCAGGTTCTTGAGGACCGCGGGGGCAGATCTTAATTCATTTTCAAATTTCTGATTAGGAAGGGAGAGAAAAGTATTTATATCATCTTCACTCCATAGCTTTTCGTATATTTCATGCAGCTCCTGGAAAAATGGATCATTTAAGAAATCCTCATCTTCAATAATAAGAAGTGGCTCAAATATATAATCGGATGTCTCCATAAATGCAGTTTTTAAATCCACATATTGAACATATTTGACATCACCCATTTTAGCCCAAAAGTAATGGACGCCTGATTCACCATTAAAAGTTAGCCTTCCTAAGAAGTAGGAGCGGCAGGGGATCATATCACCGGGTTTGAATTCTTTCTGCTTTACCACTTCAAGCTGTTCGGAGTTTGCAGGATCCGCCTTGGCGGCTGGCTTTCTGGCTGTTGTTTGTCTTGCTGGCATTATTATCTCCTTTATATCAATAAAATGGCGGCAACCATCCTTTGACAGTTGCCACGTCAAATTAGTCGGCTATTTTAACCGTACCAAACCTTGTACCGGCAGTTACTATACCCAGGCCAAACTTACGGCTGATCTCGTAGTCATAAGTGTGATCCATATGAGTAGCCCTATCTGTGATTTCATAAATCTCAGTATCGCCTTCATCATACCACTTAATGAATTGTCCGCTATCGGGCATAATGTATAGGATATCATCATCTACCAAATATTTACTGGTGTCATTGTCCTCAAAGGCATTTGGGATTTCAATGATATCATATTTAGTCCATTTTCCAAGGCGCCCAAGACTGTAAACATCCGACTTTGCACTTTCCGGTGCCCAGTCAACATCGGCCATGTCTGTAAGGCGTGCTAAGCCAACAGCTGTACCTATAATAATGGGCTGTTTGCCAGTAGCCATGGCTACATCTTGGCAAAGTTTATCAAAGTTCTTTCTGTCAGCCTTCTGCATCTGAGATGCAATATTCCACTGATCTGGATTAGGCAGCATTTTACCGGCAGACTTAATTGCGGAATAGATTAAAGTATTGATGCGTTTAGTATAGGCTTTAGCAATCTTTTCGATTAAAGCAGACCAATCTTCAAGTCCCATTAAGTAAGCCTCAGCCTCGCAATAGAATTTTGCACCATAAGACTTAACACTTACGGTAAACTCTTTACCCTTTCCAGGTCTCTGACGAGTGATCATGTGGTTACTTGCGGAAATCTCACTTACAATGAAATCAGTATTTTCCGGTACGGAGAACCGATTGCTCTGCCCCAAAGCCATTGTACGGTACTCTACATACTTAACAAAAAACGGTTGATCCTGCCAGCCAGTAATGATCGTATCCTCAATAGTCTCGGCAACTAACTCAAACATTGCTTCCCTATTAGCGGTTTTCTTCAGTGATTTCTTTACTTCTCTAATGGTAGGATTATTGCTAATTCCCATTACCTTGCGTACATTTTTCAGGATTATTCTATTAGCATCCTCTGTACTATATTTGACTACAGCTCCCTTAACGGTATCAGAACATAATTTTGAAAATTCTATGTAATCGGGAGCACTGAACACGGCCTTGATGTTGTCAGCGCATGCATCGTAATTAAAGTCTAATCTCATTATTCAAATACCTCTTTCATTAGGCGTTTTTAAGTACCATGGCACGGTACTTCCCATTAGTTGCAATGTCATACACATGAGCAGCAAATGCACTGTCACCAGGGGCATCTGCGACCTGAAGTTTTGTTTTGCCAGCTTCAAGAATCAGGTACTTTCCAATTGCGGCATCATCCGCATTTGTACCCAATGCTTCCTTTGAAATAGCAAACTTATCATATGGCTTCATATCGTAGCATCGCATAACGTCATCTTTGGCATTGTAAAACCGGGCCTCATCTTGGAACATTTCGGTATAATCTTCATAAATAACAACGGATGTTCCTACTAAAAAAACGTGGTCGGTCGCAGCTGGAGACTTGGAATACCATACATCAAGATTTTTGGCATCATGATCACCTAATGCAACAACATTACCGTTATCAATATCTTCGTGAGCGCGCAGGTTTAAAATATGTGCACCACCATTTGTGGCGAGCATAAGTGAGGTTTCAACCGCGCCATGTGTAGCTCCTAAATTATAATTAGTCATAAAAAATATCTCCTTTCATTTTGACAATAAAAAAGAAAGCTCTTAAGCTTTCAAAATCAGATTAGGGCTCTAAATCATCAAATAGAGAACCATATGGTTTATCTTCAATGTCGGTTAGATTGAAGGCAACGCGGTTGGTTGTTTTTGGTTTATAAGAGAATGTTCCCTCCTTGAGGACATACTCAGCAAGCAAAATCTTTGCTTTATCTTCAAGTTCTTTAACCGAGTAGTTGTCAATGTCATTTGTAAGTGTTTTAAATGCTTCATCTCCTGTAAGAACAGAATATTTTTCATCTTTTAATATGGTCAGCTTCTCATTGCGGCTGCTGTTCAGTTCATACTCATTCAACTTCTTTTCATAAACAGAGTAATTAGAACGCATGGATTCTAATTCTGCTTTTTCTGATGCCGTTAGGAGCTCCTTATAAAGTTCATACCGTTCTCCATCAAGCGAAATATTATCTTTTTCTTGTGTATATTTCTGTCCCCAGATCCGGCCGCTTGCCCACCCCTCAAAAGCAAAATAATCATTATAGACAGCAGATATGTAATAATAATCATTGTCCATTTCATCAAAGGGTTCAATTAGCTTATATAGTGCGTATCTGATGTCTTCGTGCGACAATTCAAAACTAATGTTGGTCATGTTGTTAACTGTATTAAGTTTTTTTGTTGGTAACGGATTGTCATGCTCAAACGTATCATTTAGAGGAGTATCCGGATTTGATTCCATGTTAGAATTATCTGTGATACTGTCAAAAGCCATAGCAAAGGCGGCTTCGAGTTCTGTATCTGTTAAACCTTCATATTCAAATTCTATATCCTTTAAATCCACATCGTATTTAGCAAGTAATTCATCAAATTTTGTCAAATTTTCACCGCCTTTCAAATTTTCTTGCTGGGTTTTTAATTCTTCTATAGCCATGATGGCCTGATTAAGTCTTTCAAGCAGACAATTATATTTCTCTTCATCACCAGGAATGGAAGAGAAGTGGCTATTATTTTGTTTACTGAAGCTTTCTATAGATATCTCGCTTCCAACCATTCCTTCTCCGATTTCGATACCAGTATCGGGATCTGTTCCAAGAATTGTTGCTCCATTAAAATAAAAGTCAGTAATTTCTAAATATTTGTCTTTTGCATTAAATGAAAACTCATTTACCACCAGTTCACAGCTCATTTTCTTGGAGCCGGATTTTCTTAATATGGAAGCAGCCTGGTTCCCATAATCTTCATATACATACCCATCAGCAAGGACATAAGTCTTTTTATTGATACTGTCGTATTCAAGGCGGGCGTTGCATGACTCAGGGAAGACCCCTACAGGTCTTTCGATATATGTAATCGTGTCATCCTCATTGATTTCCATATCATGTGCATGAAAATCAGCAACTCCATCATCATTCACGATTATGTGACCAAGTATTGGCCTGTTGAAGAGAGAGGGGAGTGCCTTGTTCATATTTTCTTCTGAAATAAATGAGTTGTTGCGATTGAGTTTGGTATGGCATACTTTCATATGTACAGGCATCAGCCCTTTAGCCGATTCCGTTGAAGCTGAAAAATAGGCGGGGACTTGTACACATATACCATCCGAACCAGATGTCTTAGCGCAAAACTGAATGTCTTTATTTTGTTTAAGAAAGAATTCATAGAGATTATCTAAAGTAAGTAATTTTTCCTTCAAGCTTTACCTCCTTTCTGCAGATTTGCCCAGAATATGGGGACTAGATTTCAAGCTTGTTAGAAAAACTAAGCTTTTTGAGATCATTTGCAAACTTTACATCTATTGATTTAGAAGCATCATTTACGAATGTGTATATACCAGCAACTTCTGAAATCAAAACGAATCCAGAATCCAATAGCCGTTTGGCCGTTTCACAGTCGCTTGTTTTTATAAAGGGTTGGGGCATATTTTACTCCTTCGTTTTTCTGGGACGTCCGCGTCCTCGTGCGGGAGATGAGTTTAGTGCCTTCTTGGCAGCAGTCCCTTCATTCTTACCATCATCCCTGCTAGATGCCCCTTCATCCGTTAATGCCTCATCGTCCTTTTTCGGAGCACCACTTTTTTCCTGAGATGCTTCATTATAAGAAGATATGAGTGGGGTCCAAAGAGAACTTAAATCAAGAGCATTCTCGAAATGAGTTTTTTGGACAAGTTGAAGAGGTGTAAAACCAAGCACAATTCCATAGTCCATCTTTACAGGTACACCAAGAGTAGCAGCTTCTTTAAGTTTGCCGGCATATTCATTACGGCTGTAGTAGGTTATTTGATGGAAATAGAAGAGGTAGTCTTCAGATATATTGAGCTGCAGATATCGGCTTACCCATGATTCTAACCGGCTAAGAAACCGGAAGAATACCATTTCATCTTCCTTAATCGATGCATTTAACCCAACAGATCCATTTTTATCTGGATTGAATAACATTTCACTTAGGCCAATATTACTCATAAGGTTAGAGAGCGCCTGTCCATATATATTGGTCTGCTGAACCTGATTGTCATTGTTGAATTCAATTTTATCAACTTCGCAGGGACTATAGGCTGTTGCCACTAAAGACGGAACCACTTCATCGATGACGGCCTGAGTAGCTTGTACCAGATCCAAATCAACCGAAAAGTCATTTACCTCATTGGATCCATCCAAAAGAGGAATCTTGCTAATAAGCAATACTGTGTTCTCTAACTCGGTTTTACTTTTTATCAGGTCCTGGTAATCCAGTAAATCTAATAAGTCATTAAAGACACTAAGAAAATAAGGTAGTGGGCATATAGCATCATCACCGGCAATGATACAAATCCCCTTTTCGGGGGGGATATCAAACCACATATAATCCCGTCCTTGTGATTTATATGTGTTGTAACCATCTATGAATACTTGATCCCAAAGGCCATCAGGATTGAGGTCACTATCAATATAATATTTGTTTGTGCCCTGATCAAAAAATGATGCATTAAATGAAAAATCGTAAACTCCGTTCTGTAAGGAAGATACTTTACAATATTTTGGATCTAATGCATTTATAAAGAAAGTATCCTCATTGTCACAGCAGAATCCAAAAAAGGCACCATCTCTAATGGCAGTAGCTATTACACTGGGTAACTCATCTTTGAAGCGTATTGATTCTAACCTTCTAAGTGTCTCTTGATATGACTTCAACATTTTGTTCTTTTCTGAAGAAGACTTAGTTATGTCAGTTTTGTAAATTGTGTTATAGGAAAAAGTACCGAGATTGGCAAAGTAATTGACGATAATTTTGTAGGGAGCAGAAACTCTATATAAGAATTGTGAGACTAATCTAATATTATCGAGGTTTGATAATGGTGAACGTAGATATGTTTGAATGTTATCTTTGGTATACTGAACATAGGTACGATTAGTTGTTTTTCCTACATTCTGAAGAAGTAATTTCTTCAACTCAGAATAGTTTATTATTTGTCCATGCGATTTGTTGGTGGAAGTGAGATTTCCATCGGGTATTTTCGCCTTGACTTTGTTTGTTGAAGCTATAACTGTTTTATTCAATAGGTAAAATCACTTCCTTTCAAAGCATAATAAAACAGCGAGAGATCACCTCCGCCGCCAAACGTTAGCCTTTTTAGAAATGCCCACCATTCTAGATGAGTCAATCTTTCGTGCTTTACGCCGGTCTATCATCTTTTTTCTACGTTCGAGACTGAGGGCATAGGAAGCCATACATAGCGTATATGCACGATCATCATTTAGCCGGTTCGCATTTTCTGGACATAATTCAAAACTGTCTTTTCCTGATTCCCTTGGTTTGCGGATCATATTGACAAGTTCTTCCTTCAAGGCATCAATATTCTTAAGGGCAAGTTCTTCCTGCCAGTCCAGTTTAATAGACTTCGTTTTTATTGAATCAATATTTGCCAATTCCTTTTTCAATTCCTCATCAAATTTTTTACCTTGAATATTCAGGCTATGTAATTTATCAGAGATCCGTTTCTTTTCGGCTTCTAGCTTTTTTTGATCCACATCAAATAAAGTCAAATAGCCTTTATTATCATAAGTGGCAGTAAAATCGATTTTGTTCTGATTCATAAGTTCAATCATACATTCGTACATTTCTGATTTAAATGCCGATGGAGACATTAGGCGTATTTTATCTACGGCATTCGGGAATTTTTTGACATAATCTGCAGAATACTCCTTGTCAATTAATCCACGATGTAAAATACCATCCGTACCAATCCAATCTGGCATCAAATAGTCGGCTATATTAACGCCGGAACCACCAGATCCAGCATCAATATATATGCCAATGATATTGCCATATGCATCTGCACCAGCGTTATAATCAAGAATGACTTCCTTGAGATACTCAACCTGATCAGGCGTCTGCATAGGGGACTTTCTTTTCTTGCCAACGTCAAGCAGATTGATACAATTGACGATCCTCATTCTTGTGTCAAGCTCTCCATTAATCATTTCCTCGTATACTTCACAAACCAATATAACGGAGTTGTCCCGGCTCCTGGCGGGATCATACGAAATGATAAACTTTTTATCACCGGTATCATTATATAATAAGGGCTTTCTGAGCTCTTCGTTTTGGGTTATGACACCACGTTTTATAATAGCTTTAACTCCGGCATCCGTAGTAAACTCACAGTAATACTCGCGGCGCGCTTTTTCAGGATTTGTGCGCATTTCAGTTTCTACCGTGTCACGGCTTAGAAGAGGAGAGATGATCTCACCTTTCATTGTAGGAGAGAAAGCTACCTCACAATCAATGTGCAAAACACAATAATTGGGATCACCTATAAGCTGTTTTTTGGAAAACTCACGGTACAGATGATAGAATTCTGTATCAGTAGACGAAGCTGAGCTAATGTAGAATTTTTGGTTGGGAATATTAGTAGCAAAAGTTCTTTGCCGAATAGGATCAATGGAATTACCATCACGATCTTTTCCGGTAGTGAAGTTCTTATTTACAATAGCGAATGCCCCATAGACTTTTATCATCTCAGCGGATAAGAATCCACATTCATCAAAAATAACGGATCCGCGGAAACCTCTTTTTGAATCAATGTTGGAATTTAGGGTCATGGTCATTGAGCCGTTATAGGTTGAATAGGTAAAACCATTGCTTGAGTGGGAGAAACCATCGCCAGCAGCATTTTTAATTTCAACCTCGTTTTTGAATATGTAACCCGTGGAACCCTTCATCTCATCAATGTTATCATTCGCGATTTTTTCAAGGGTTGCAAATGTTTGCTCGGCCTGGCTGCCAGATCCAGATGCAATATAGCACCAATAGTTGGAGAATAGCATATCCTTTGCCATTATCAAAAGATCAATGATGGTTGACTTTCCGAATCCACGAGTGGCAACGACCAGCACATTTGGGCAATTCCAAGCTTTTGTTATGACAAGGGCTTGTGCATCAAATAACTCAATTTTGAAGAAATCATCAATGAACCGAACCGGATTACATTGATAGTACTTTTGAATTTCTGCAATTTTAATTAAGCTTTCAAGTTTTCGGGATGACATGGCGTAAATGCCAGGCTTTACATATACAGTGTAGTTGTCATCAAACATTTTGGACAATAAATCATCCGTCATGTTATCAACAATCTGCAGTTTGTATTTTGGTTTGCCCATGGACCTATACACCTATTTCTTCATTTGGATCTGGGGTTGTGTTAGAAATTTCTGAGAACGGAGAGAAGAGAGAGGGTAAATCAACAAGATTGTCTTTGAGGGACACCCCCTTAGACTTTAGCGTATCTTTCAAATCAAGGTTCTCCCTTAGTAATACCCTAGCTATCTCTTGATAGATGTCTTTTTCTTTTTGAGTAGTAGTAAGTTTGTCGCGTTGTTCCTTGACGATATCAGACCATTCAGACTCGTCTAGAGATAGTTGTTTGAGAATTGAAGCGTTACTCATATCCAAGACCTGTTGCATACCACGACAGGTTCCAATGTCAAAACCATTGACCTCGCCTTCGCGAAGGCTGATTTCCTTAATCTTTTTAATTTTACCGGTCCAGGTATTTTCTCCTTTTTTGGAATTTTTGCTATTTTTCAGTGAGATGCAGCTTTGTTCAGCTAACTTTGTAATTCTCATACTGATGTTTTTGCTTATTTCTTCATAAGCCTTTATATTTGCGACATTCTTGATCGCACCTTTGGGGTCTTGCAGTGCTTGGGCAACCATATCATCTATTTGCGATATCTGAAGAAAGCCACGCACAATAGTAATAATGGATTGTGTCCGCATCATGTCATCATTGCCCTCGGGAGATGAATCCAAAAATCCTATGAGCTGAGCATATAAAAATGGTTGATCAGATAATTTTTCTTGCTCAAAAGGAAGATACCCCAAAAGCCTGAGTGTGTCTTTCTTATTCTTTTCAAATTGTTCAATAATTTCTTGGGATTCACTACTCTTTGCATTTTTCTTAATTGATTCAACACTATAATTTCCACTTGTATATCCATCTGATTGTTCATAGGTCATTGTCCCATAGTTCACCATTTGGATGTTTTTAATATAAGAGGTCCAGGCGTTTTTCTTGGGTTTTCCGCTCACTGTATTCGCCGCCTCATAGAGAGAAGACTCCCAAAGCTTTTCCAACATGGGTTTATTCAAGGCTCTCAAGGCAGCATCTACTGTATTTTTTGTGGGCGGCTGCTGTACTCCATTAACAGTGGGCATGGCTATTTCATTAGCACAAGCCTTACATATATTGGTTATTTGTGATTTGACGCCGGGTTCTGTTGAAACATAAAAGTCTCCGCGTAGGAGCACCCTATTACATCTTTGGCAAGTATAATATTGGCTTCCAACGCCTAATTTTTGTAACAGTTTGAAAATATATCGATTGTCCCATTCTGAGATTTCATTTGCAATTTCAGCAATTCGGCTGTCCATAATCTTTGTTATGCCCTTCGGATTGCCGTTATTTCTTTGCATGCTTTGTACCAAAACGGCACCTCCTTGAGTAGTTTATAAAAATGGGCCGGGTAGGAATTAAATCTACAATGTTTAGCAAGAGGTACCTACAATAAGAGAGCCATCCAACTATTACTGCTAGACAGCCCTCAAATAAACCTTATTCAGTTTTCTCTATATATTGTTTAAAGAACTGGTGCGTGCCGGTAGATGATAGGCCACTAAACAATCCTTGGAGTAGAATTTGGGGAGTAAAAGCTCCATCGTTGATCCAGATGTTGATCAGTACACCTAAAATAGCGACAATGGTCGGGATGTACTTATTGTCTAAATCTGCAATCCATTTTTTAACAATATATCCTACACATAAACAAATCCCCAGAATTACTACAACACTATATTCTTGTAAAAAATCCATATGTTTCCTCCTCTAAATTAAAAGCCACTTATTCGTCATCAATATCTGAAAGTGAGAAGATGAATAAATAGTCCTCATTTATGCTATTTACAGCATTACAGTTACAGCTTTTATGTAGTAATGTTGGTATCTCCGGGTCTAAATCTCTTTGTCTGCTGTAGAGCTTGTTATCAAGATAGGTTTTCTGTACCCGGATATTTAAATTGGAATCAAGACATACCAAGTATTCCTGGGCGTAGCCGCCTATAAACTCATTTTCCAAATCAATTGAAGCAAATGATGTATTATCATCCTGACTTAGATTTGAAATAAGAGCATTAGCAATTTCAAATTTACATATGATATTCAAATCAAGTCCCGATACTTTTACAGTATTTAGAACAAAGTCAGAGAAATCATATATATCTCTAAATATAAGACCATGCATATTATCTACCCGCAATATTCTTAAACCCAGGAGTTTGAGAAATCCTAATTCGTTTCTTGGGAGCAAGTATCTTTTTCTCTTTTGTAATGGGGTCAGTAAAATTTTGAGCCGGTTTTTCTACTACTTGCATACTTAAAAATCCATGAAGGGTAACCTTTTTGCCAGTACTCAAAGCTTCCCCAATTACATTGATAAAATTATCAATCTGTTCTGCCGCTTCGGTGATGGATCCGGCATAGCCATTGTTAACGTATATTTTAGCTAAATCATTTTTTGACATATTAATCTCCTTAAATCTCCAATTTATATTTTTACTATTTTTGTTTTTTCATTGATGATATTTCCATCTATATCTTGGCAAATATAGATAAATCCATTTTGATTGGGCAGAGTAAGCATCCCATCCGCATAATCAAGCCGGGACAAATCGCAGGTACAACCTTGCTCGTACATTTGTATTCCACCTTGAATGAAACTTCCAAGTTTATGTGTATGGCCCAATACGACAGACGTAAAGATTCTGTTTTTCCGAAGAAAATAGTCTGTAGCCTTCTCTGTGGTTTTTAACATTCCGGAAGAGTAAGAGAGTGGATGTGCGAAAATAGTATTACCAACCATACAATACCATCCGCCGGTGTATATAATATCTATACCGGAATCTTTAAACACCTCTTTTAACGGAGAGTAGTATGTTTCAGTTTTATTCTCGCGGTCCTTATCCTTGAAGCCATCGTTGATTATCAAATCAAGAGGATTATCTGGCATAATGCGCATTAAGTCGTCATTCAACCGTTCTGATAGGTATTTACCAAGCCGTTTTTCGTGATTCCCAACATTAATGTAGACGGTTTTTGGTTGTATCATTTTTATGACATCTGTCATATACTTCCGGGCCCGGATCATTTCTTCTGTGAGGCTGATTCTATATAACCGAGGAAACTTGGATATAGATTGACAATCTAAAATATCTCCATTGAAGATTAGAATATCAACCATCCCGGAGTATTGTTTGAATATGCCAGGTGATAGGTTAAATGGGATATGTGCATCCGAAATGGACAGAATACGCCGGGAGATATTAATATCATTGGTGCTGGCCTCTATTATTTCAACAAGTCTCTGCATGCCATACATTCTTTTGCGGACTTCACTTTCACAGAAGCAGTTTCCCTCTCCAAAAAGATACTCGCTTAATTCTTCAAAACTGCGGGAATCTGTCTTATCAATTAGTTTTGACTTGACCAGATCCTTAACTTCCTGATATGTAATCATGCAAGAACCTATAGTATTACATCCTTTCTGCGTATATTTTAATAAGCCGGAAGTTGGGATCGAACCAACAGCCTTTCACATACTCTGTGGCTGCTCACCTAAATGAGTTATTCCGGCAAAGGGCACTTTGGTGCCATGACCAAATTACTGAGTTTCTGTATCTTTGGCGCGTTCGTCCTCTACCCCAGTGGCGGGACCGGTGGTTACATAGGCTGTATCCTGGGCACCTTTGGGACGGACATTCTGAGCAGCATCGTTAGCTCTCTGCTCCGCAGTTCTTGGGTCTGCATTTTTGTTTGTAACAACTGCCATATTATTACCTACCTTTCATAGTTTGATTATTATTTTCCCATATCATTAAAAAAAGTACGTCATGCTGGGGATGACTCTATAGATCAAGTGAAATTTGACTTGCTTGCTACGCACAGGAGTTGAACCTGTTTGACCAAGCTTATGAGGCTTAGTAAGATATCCGACCTTCCGCCAGCTATAAGTAAAAGCGAATAACCGGATTCGAACCAGCAATATACTTGCTTGGAAGGCAAGGGAGATAGCCATTACTCAATATTCGCATTTTATTTCAAGAAAGTTTGGCATGGCTGGGCAGCCTATTGGACCATTCCGGCCTAATCACACAAGCGGCGCTAACCAATCTTATAGGATTTTATCGATGATTTAGGATTTATAATTGATGATTAATCATAAGATGATTGAAATGTAAGAATTTAGAATTGATGATTGAATATTAAGCATTTTTATAAAAAGTAAGCCAGCATCTTTTGCATTAAAGAATGCATACTTTGCTCAATTAGATAATATGTTTTAATATCCATTATTCTGTTTTCTATTAACAGTATTCGTATTGGATTTAATATTCAAATTTTCCTATTTGAGAAGGTGTGTGAATTTGGAATTTTCGCACAACCATGCCAAACTATTTTCTTTTAAATTAAGGCTTGCATGTATTAAAATTCAATATAGGTCGTACAGTTGCTTATCTGCAGAGCAGCATCCACGTTAGAGATAAATCCCTGGATGGCTTCCTCCATTTGAGCAATAAGTTTCTCAATGCCTAGTGGATCAACCAAACCATACTCATTGTTCGTCCTATACGGCTTAGCAATGGCCTCATAATCATCAGAATTGATTTTCTGCCTGGAGTCTTTCCCAAACGAGGACTCTACAATTTTGTCAATCTGAAGCTCCATATTTAAATTTTTCTGACCAACAGTAGCCCTTGCATTGCTTAGTTGTTTTTTTAGGGTTCCCAGAATTTCTTCGTCATACTCAATACTATCTTTACGTTCAATTGCGTCTGCCACAGTCATTGAAACTCCTGAAATGTCAACAAAAGTGTTGGCATTTGAAATTACAACGGCAGCCTTGATCTTTTTACGCCTTTCAATCAGGTCATTTACTGATTGGAGCGAGGACTTGGCATTTGAGATGAACTCCTCTTTTGTCACGGTACTGGATACTTTAGATTCGTTTAGTCTTGCAGCAGCCACATATTCTCCATTGGAAATTGCACGGTTTATACGACCATCTAAAAGTTTCAATTCATTAAGCGCCTGTGTTACCAGCATTTTCTCCATAATATTTCTCCTTCAATGTGTTTTCTCTTATCTCTTCATAATAACGAAAATTGCAAGGTGCCCGAAAACCATCATAAAAACGTGGATTTTGGGGCCAAATAAAATCAAACATTTTCAAGCCCTTAGATTCTGCATCCTCTGCCGGGTCTTTTCTCTGTTTATATTTTTGGCGCAATTAGAACAGTACTTGGGTCGTCTTTTCCCTTTTTTGATTAATAGACTGCACTTCTCACAGTGGGTGAACTGCTCCTTACCAAGGTATTGCAGATACGCATACCCCAGTTCTCTGAAGTCAGATATCTGCAGCACCGGCTTACCGCTTATATCTAAAAAGTTCAGTTTCACATTGGTGTTGGTATTTTTCTTTGATAATGATATATATGGTTCGCCATCACATTTTGCCATATTTAAAAGCTTATTTAGAATCAGGAGTTTATCTTTACGGCACCGCGTATTAACTCTTGCGTTTTTAAAGATTTCAGCTATATCCGTGTTAATCCAGTTATTATTTCGGGGATTTATGGCATTGTAAAATTTGGCGTAACATAGCATAGTAAACATGATTTTCTGTAGATTCAAGTCATCGATTAAAGCTATACAGTCCAATTCAGTTTGCATGATCTCAATGTGATCCAGTTCACGAATCAGGTATTTCTTTGACCTGGCTATTTTCTCAATAACTTCTTCCCAAGAATCTGGGTTATAGTCATCATAGTGCGATACCATGAAATCATTTAAAGCGGTAATTGTCTCCATTGGTTTTAGACCTACCTTTTGTCGATAGTACTTACCAAGAAGCGTGAGAGTAGCATATGGTTTATTTGCGGGTTCTTCACCACTTAAAATTTGTTCGGCATACTTTACTTCGTTAAGGATTATACTCAATGAATGGTATCCTCAATATCTATAGCAACTTTTATATCTGTGGTTGTCATCCTATATGTGTTACCTCCAAATTCAATGTCTCCGTTCTGATCATACGTAGGGTATGTTATTTTATAGTTGTTTCGTTTCAATAGATTCTGGATAATGGTTTCACCGCACATGTCCCAGGCGAATCTTTTAGAACCATTTTTGGTATAACATATATCCAGGATGATATTGCATAGCATGTCGGCATTTGGGCATGCTTCCACGCAGTGCCTTCTGAAGTTTTCCTGTAAAGTGAATTTTAGTGTCTTGCTGTCATAATCTTTAATCCTTTCTTTGGCACATACTTTACTGTATTCCCGCAGTTCTGATACATACTCATCATAGATCCTTTTGATTTTCCCAAACATATAAGGGGTGTATTCTACATCTGATTTCAGGATCGAGTAATCAAAATTATCCTTCAGCGGTAAATAATACTTGTCAAAGATACTTTCTATTTTCCAGCATATACGGTTTAATGTGCAGGGGGCCATACCCAGAGGAAGGCCAATGTAATAAGCCTTTAAAAATTGTTCTTCCTCTGCCGTATGGGTGGGCTTGCTGATCAACTCATCCAGCGTAAGCGAGAACCTTAGTATGCACTTATCACTATTTGATTTAAGATATTTTTCATATTCCGCTTTTGATGAGGGGTATATGTATTTCATGAAATATGGTTTTTTGTCGGCCAGGAGATAACGGTTGAGTACATTATATTTCTTTTCTCTTGATGGTTGAGTACGAGTTACCTTATTGGAAATCCAATTATACCACTTTGCGGGCATTGGACGCGCTTCAATTCCCTTGCTTTTGTCAATAGCGTTCTGCTGATAAAGCTGACCGCATTTTATCCTATAGTCCATGATGTTGTATTCTCGGCTGCCGGGAGAAAACCGTGCTTTAACATCATACATTGAGGTGATTTTATTGGTAATGGGGCCAACCGCATTTCCAAAGCTTTTGATATTGGATGCCATCAGATCATCAGAAGTGGGGACACATTTTGGAGCCTTTCGCTGCACGCAACATATGGCCGGCAGCTGGTGCGTGTTATTTACTATTAATGGCAGGGATGTGTTGATCACACAATCACCATCAAAGTCGAACCCATTCATGGCTTGGGCGCAGGTGTCCCAGCTATTAAAAATGGTGGGAGTGGTAATATAACGGTAGAATTCATCCATTTCGCTGTTATGGACAACATCTAAGAGTCTGATATTATTGTGTGATGTCATAGGCGCCCGGAAGCTGGCTATTCTGTTTATACCATGATCAATCCAGTATTTTGAATAGATCTGCCCCTTCTGGAGCAGCCCGGTCACTTCCAGGCCAAACATGGATTGGCAAAGGGAGTACGGATCCCCGCAGATGATAGAATAGTTTGCTGGAACATTTAAGACTCCAACTTTTGCATTGTCTATTCTCTTGCGGATCATCCCGCGTATCTGATCTTGTACAAACGGGTCCTTCTGCATTTCCTTATCAATCATCAGAGCAGTTGCGAAAGAGGTGTCCAGGTGTTGTACATTATCATCATTCAGGCCGATGCCCTTTACATAGAGTATGGTTTTCCTGTAATCTCCGGAGAGGATGTCCTGTATCTCATTTACTGTAGGGGCAATCAACTCGTCAATTTCTTCGTCTGTAAAATCATAGCTTTGTAAAAACTGATAGTTCATAGTTCTCATATTTTCAAGTTCGGACTCAGATGACTTCGTAATGGCAAAAGTATAATGATTCTTTTTACAGTTTTCCAGATAATCGTCAATGGAGGAGTAGGAATCCCAGAGCTTAAGCATTGATTCTGTTAAGATAAGTGCTACTTCAAATATGCTATGCGTGTTCCCCCAGATATCTTGTATGGTTGTCAGGCCATGGTCTGAAGCGAATTGCTGAAAATCCACACATACGACAGCTCCTTTGCAGAATGAGTTTCGTATAACACAAGCAGGAAGGATAAAGTCTTCTCCAATGTCTATCCCCCATTGTTCCATAAGGGACGGCATCCCGAGCCCGTAGCCATCGCTATTGTTCAGTTCAATCTCGTGGTTTTTGAGGAACCGCATCTTTGGTTGATCAACTCCGGTATCATCCAGTTCGATCACATCATCTTTGAAGTGTGTAATACAATCGTGCACAACTACAATGCCACGCGGCATACTAACCGGAGTGGAGGAGCTGCATGTTAATGCAATGTATGCTTCAAGTTTGGCTGGAGAAAACTCCTTCCGAGGATCGCGCCCGTTATTGATCCTTGTCATTAATTCTGGCAGCAGCAGCTCGTTTACAAAAACGATAGTGTTTGTCTTGATACCGCCGGTAGTCCCCAGCAGCCTGCGGAATGTTGTGCCATTTATTTTGAATCCCCTCTTGTATATGTGATAATAATCTTTTTCGTTATCTATCACGACACACACATAATCTTTTTTGAACTGATAGTGATCCAGTTCTTCATAGAGCCGCTGAACCTTTGGCCGGGACCTTATAATATCCTTGTCCCGCCTAAGCCTTTTTATCTCCCTGCGTATTGATGATATGTGTAGTTCGGGATTAGTGATCCCGTTGATCTCATCAATGAACCGCATCATCTGGCTTTCGCTTAGAGCAATCAATTCTTTGTTTTTTCTGGCACGATCAAGCGAGAGCTGCAGATCCCATTTCGCCCGGCGTAACCGGGATGAATGGATTTTAAAAACATACCGTTGAGATATTAAATGTTTGGGTATTGGTAATTCCTCCTGTTGCTTACTGCTGATTGTTGAAACGAATACTGCGCTGTTCTAAGCTGGCATTCTTTGCAAAAAATAAGCATTACCTCCTTGTACCGTGGGTATTTACATTTATTGGGAATCGCGTATAAGATCTAAAGAGGGACGCGGGATGGAAGATCCTCTCGAAGAAAATGAAATGCAGAAAATGCTGGATATTATAATGGTTTTGGCCGGATCGGCGCTATGCTTCGCCTTATTCCTTATATATTATATATAATAATATATATAAAGAGTTATTATATATAACTATATATATAAAGAGTTTATATATAATAATATATACTATGTTATTATAAACACTATATATAATAACTCTTTTTTTATAAGAGTTTATAATAACATATTCTGGCTCACATGATTTTATAAAAATATGGTTAATAGATTTTTTGTGAGCCAGAGAGAGAACAGAAGCTTTATAATACCATGAAAAGAAAAAAGATATGCTTCTGTTCTCTTATATTAAAAGATTAGAAGTAATCTTTAAATGAGATAGTCCTGTGATGTTCAGATAAGAATATGGAAAACTGATACCATTGAACATCACAGTGTATATGTCTTACAGGTTATTGCTACTACAGTTTATAATAATATATTAGCAGCGAGTATATATAATAATATTAACCTGTAAGCCATATAGAAATATATAGTATATTTATTTAAGGGGATAACAGTTTCCGAACAGGAAAGAAGAGTAGATATATAATCTACGATGAATTAAAGCGATAAACACATATTCATTTTTTGCCCGTAGATCCATTTTGTATAATAATAAATGCTTCGTTTTTTCTGTAATACTATATATATTATAACACTTGAAAAGCAATATGTCAATAAGTATTACTTATAAAGTATTCCCGATCTCATATCGATAACGTTCTTATTTTTCTTGGCCAATCGCTATAACCGCACTGTATAATATGCATTTTTATTGCATAAATATGATTTTCTGCGGTAAAAATATACATTCCCTTATAAGGTTTAAATAGGGGCCTAACCCTGGTATCGGATCTTGAATCGGCTGGATTAGGCCTTTTTTGATGAAAAATGGCGGTATTTTGGGTCAGTTCGGAAGGAGGACAGCTATGGAGGTATCAGTGATAAAAACGATTTTTTTAGGTTTTAATACGCCCCCTAGTCCGCTTTTATTTATGTGAAAAATATACATTTTCCCCATAAAACATACGGTTTTCCGGAAAAATATTAACGTGGTGGAATTGTTTTCGCGTATTGTGTATTATTAAGATGTCAGCAGGGAGGAGGGGCTGACGGTGACTATCGTAAATTTTAAGAACTGGATGCATATTTATTCATCCACCTGCACCATGACATAATTGCATTCCAAAACACAGTGTGTGCCCACGGCAACACCTCCGCAGTGCGCTAAGCGGCTACGGGGTACAGTGAAACGGCGTGCATCCATACGGCGAAATCCGCGAACTATTGCGAAAGTAGGCGCGGTTATGGGGGCAACCTCATAGTTTGATTTACTCGTGCCCGTCCTAGTGTGTAGGACTATCCTATGCAGTATGTGGGGCATGATGACAAAGAATTTTATAGCGGGAAAACCGCAGAGAGGAAGGAACAATATGAAAAAGGACATTACACTGAAACTGAATTTTAAGAACGAGGAAGCAAGGCAGATTTTTGAGAACGGCGTAGAACATTGGGCACTGGAATACCAGATAAGCAAGGTAAAGCTTGCCATTACATCCATCTTAACGATCGTTGACCGTGATGGAAACAAGGTTACTCGCAGCGAGGAGGAGTTAACCGAAGAGGAAAAAGCACTTGTCTCAAGTTATAGTGAGACTAAATGCATTCTTAAGGAAAAACAGGGTGAGATAGTGTTTAATCCTGAGGACGTGACCGGGAAAGACCTGCACATTATAAAGACCATAGCAAGGTTTTCCATTCCAGGCGTGGGATATATGGCACCGCGTAAAGGCGTTGACGGGGTGGATTACGCCCCGGCTTATATCCGGCTGGAAAATGCTGTACATAACTTTAATTGCTATCTAGCAACCTGTGATACGGAGGGGGACGGCAACTTTATACTTGACGAGTATACAAAGGACGCTTTTAAAGAGTTACGGACTGCGATTGCGGTGTATCTGAATGATAATTTCGGCATAAGGGAGGAGGGGACGCTTTTCAAGTCCAATCTTTTCCTTCCCATAAAATGGCATTGTAGCGCCACTTTAACATGGACGGTCAGCAGACTTTACAATAGCGTGCTGAGAGTTGATAAAGACGGGGGCAAGGTTGTTCGTAAGGATAATAAGGCCGGATTCAAGAAATTAGCAGTGGTCTTTGGGTATGCTATGATTACGGGACAAAGTATTGATCAGACCAGGGAGGAGATAATTGCGGAGGAGAAAAAGGCGGAGAAGGTCGGCATGAATAAATCTAAGAATGAATTACTCAATCAGTCTGAGACGGCTTGAGTATAGTTCAGGGGGCGGACGCAATCTGTCTGCCCCTGGGGAGTGTATTTAAGCACAAAAATACAAGGAGGTAGTGCCATGAAACAATGTCGTTTTACAGGTGATTTCTGCACTTGCATATATGACAGGAAAGTCCCTAAGGGGGCTTGTTACGGGGAATATAGGGTGGATAGTGGGCGTATACCATATGTCTGTGATGACTACAGATTACGCCATGGCAAACTGACCGTTCACATTGTCAGTGATGACAAGGCCGCCCCTGTCATACAGCGTTATAGCAAAGGATCTTTGCGCTCATACCTTTACGGCAAAAATATTTGGTTCGACATTGAGATTCCACAGACCCATTGCCTTGCAAAAATGATATTGGAAAAGAGAAGGATTTTTCATCTGTCTGTAGAACAATTGCCGGATTCCAATCAGATGTACAAAAAAATGCGTAGACCTTTGCTTACGAGGTCATGGACGAAGGCGTCACGCTTAAAGGTTCGGAGGACCCCTGAAAGGGGGATAAACGCAATTCCGCAATGCCGGGGAAATGGGACGCGGTTCGAGGCATCAACGAATCATGATTCAATCTGGAAATAGAATTTTTGCAAGGGGCACTTGCCAGGGGATAACCCTGGCTTTTTTTGTGCCTGGAAATGGAGGAGGAAATGAGGATTAAAACCTTAGCGGCCATATCATGCTTTTTTACATTTGGATTTTTTGTGGGTATGGCTGTGCCGGAAAACACCAGCTATGCAAATGCTCCAGACTATCTGGACATACGGACAGTTATAGACTTTAACGCCACAGAAGCCGGGCTTATGTTATACACGGAAGATGGTTTCGGCTGGTATTGGGAACGATAGTCGCGAATCAGGAATGCCGGGGAATCACAGGGTTAATTTGCCTTTAACAGAATGCCTGGGCAAATGTCAGGGAAGGCGCTGGACGGCAACTGATTCAATAATAGAGGGGGAATGCAGAAAAGCGAATAGCACAGTTGGATAGAATGGCACAGTCAGGAGAGCAGAAAACAGGATAGTTCTGCTCTTTTATGATGTGCTGTGAAACAAAAAATCACCCACACAATCCAAAAGGAAGGGAGGGAGATTTGATGGTTACGAAACACTTTTGTTTTGGCCATGGCGTAGTCAAGGCGGGGTAAGCACAATATCCCTGCCATGCAGAAAGGAAATATTATGTTGACGAGTAGAAAGATAAAGGCACATATGAGAAAGCTGGATCCGGGTTTTGAATGCCATGTACAACCGATCAGAATAAACGGAACCGTCAGAGGAGCAAGTGGTTTCATCCTTAATGCAGGTAATGGAAAAATCATGTACATAAACACGGAAAGCAGCTGCTATGGTCCATTAAGAGATAAGGTCCTGTACCGCGAAGCTAGGTCATTGACCGATTATGTTGGCGGAAGGAATCAATGGGCGGGAGAGGATGAGGTTTTAGGATTAATACATGATGCGCTGAGCTAAAGGCGCTTTAGCTAATACCAATATAGAAGGAGACAAGGAAAATGACTAAGTTTGAGCAGGTAGGGGTTAATTATCAGATGCAATGTACTTCCGCACAGGAAGCAATGAGCAGCTTTAAACATAGCTGTGATATATGTTGCTGCAGAGGGATAAACATAAAATGTGATTATTGCACTATAGCGTCAGTACATAAGATGGTTGTTGCGTCACTGGAACCGGTACGGAAGGTCCCAACGGATTGATCATAAGGCAAATGAAAGACCGGTGATAGGTTCATATTGCCATTAGATAACCTCGGCTCCCTGGATCTCCCTTTGGGTATGCCCTGACTATACATCAAATACCTTCGGGCGAAGGGAAAGTAAATGTAAGGTGAAAGTCCGGTATAAGCATGAATATACGGAAACGCAAAGCGTGCCAGGAATAAGGGTCTTAGGAACGGAGAAGGGAAATTTCTATGTGTGTTGATTGGTGTTACATATACAAAAAGCAGAGAAAAATAAATGGAGGGATATAGTATGGTAAAAAGGATTTATGAAATAGCAGAGGAGTATTTTAACAGGGTCGGAAACCATGAAAGGATGAATGATCTGCTGGCAAATGTTGATGTAATGGTAACGGAAGATGGACGAGATATTTTAGGGACAGCTAAAGTTCCGCTTACAATGCTAAACTTTCCCAGATATCAAGTCGATAGAATCCATTTTCTGAATGAAGATAAAATTCTCTCCTTAAGCCAGAACTTTGATCTAAGAAAGGCTGGATATATAGATATCATACCAAATCCTCAGAAAGGGAGTTTTGATGTGTGTGAGGGGATGGGCAGGGTAATAGCTGCACAGATGTGTGGGCGTGAATATGTCCTGGCAAATGTCCATTTAAGTGTGGGAGATGATGAGATAGAGAGATACGGAGCGGAGCTTTTCCGCGGACAGTATGACGAGGTACGCCCAATGAAGGCAATACACCAGCATACGGCAGCCCTTGTTCTGAATGATCCTATTGTATCCGTAGTTGATACGCTGTCAAGGAAGTATGGTGTTTTGATAAGTCCAACAACAAAGGAGAGGAGAGACGGAAAGGTATATCTCAAATCCTATCTGGATGCCTTAGACATTGTAAAAACGAATGGGCCGAAAGGGTTGGAATTTGCGTTCAAGGTGATTCACCATGCTGGCTGGGATATGGAAACCTTTGGTTATTCCACCTATACCATGAGAACAATGAAATACATTTTCCAGGCATATGGGGAAGAACGTAAGATAGTTAATATATTTGGAACCTTGCTAAGGGAAAGTTCGCCCACGGCATTTAAAGAGCGGGCTCATTTGGCCTATCCAAATCGGAATTATAGGGTTGCATGTGTGCTGTATGCTGATGATCTGCTGAAAGAGCGTTTTGGGAGCCGTAACAGATTTGCCTATGTTGATAACAAAATTTCAATTGTGGCGTAAAAAGGAGAACGAATGTTTGGAAAAAACATTGACATATAACTTTAAAAGTGATATAACTAAAAAGACATGAGATATATGTCTATTTTCAAATCTGAAACACATGGTTTCTATGTGACAACTCCCACAAATTTTATTGATATGAAACGGACCAGGTATAGAGAGGTCTAGGAGGTTATCAGAAAGAACTTAATGAAAAAGACCGTAGTCAGTTATGGTGGAATAGTTTATCTGGCCAACAGAAAAATATCATTAAAGAGATCCCTAATTTTGATGTGAAAATTTTTGAAGAAATTACAGGGATCAAGGTGAAATAAAAGTATGCGGGGAGATATTGTGATTGGAAAAAAGGTATTTACCAAAACATTGAATGGAAGGGGGCAGAGGGATGTGGACAAATATTGGAATCCAATGAATAGGGCTTTAGGCTCAAAGCATCTGATGTCATCATACCAATAGGTTGGATTATCTGGAAATTAACATATCTAATTATTCGTGACAATCGTCACAACTTTTTCAAAAGGAGATAACTGAATATGGCAAATAAGATCCTAAGGTTTTTGGCGTTGGGTGTGGTTTTTGTTGCCCAAATTGGGACTTTGACTACGAAAACTTTTGCTGCCGAGCCTATTTTGAGCCTCAGCATTGAATGCGGAACTGCTTATGATTGGGGCTCAATCATTGTCCTGGATAATGGAGAGGCTGTAGAAATCAGTGACCCGCCAGAGTTACCTGACGGCACAAGAGTTGTTGTTAAATTTGCTGATTTTGAAATCAACAAAAATGTGGTTATAGATGTAATGGAACTAAATTAGAGCTCATTGGATGTATTGACGAAAGGTGGAAAAAATTATGTATGAAAAATATGCTGTAGGAAATTTATATAGAGGAGATGAATGCAGTCTTAGATCAGACCATGGAACACTTTTGAGGTTGATTGATGAAGAGGTAGATTGTGATGGACAGGTATCCGTTGAGATTATAGCTAGTCGATTTGGCAAAAATCTTGGTTACATAGATACGGTCGATATTCGCAGGATTCATCCAATATCAGAGGAGGAGTTTTTCAGTATTTACCCCAATGCGGAGAAAGTGCCGGGATATGATGATTTGTCAAAGAATGTACCTCTCCCCTGCGGCGATCATGCATATATGAAGGAGATTGTTGCAGGAGAAAAATTTGTATTGACTGAGGAACGGAGGGATGAGCTGCTCGAGGAGATGATGGCACTTCTCAATGAATACGAGTATCATCCAACTATTAGTGGATGCAATAAAATATTGGATGAATGGGCAGAAAAAAAAGGAGATCTAATTCTTTTGATATCGAGGCATCCTAATTACAATGGGAAATATCAAATAGCCTTTGACGAGGATTATAATAGAATATGCGACAGTAAAATATTAGAAGACTTTAGTGGGTACATCCGCAGATGGTCTCAGAATATTAGAAAGAAATACATGATTGGTTGCCATAGCTATCAAGAGTCCGTTGATATCAGAGATCGAATGTATAAAATTATTAGCGCCTACAATACTATAAGAGCTCATGGAGGGCTATATCTGAAGGACTACTACCTTGAGTGTGTTAAAAATCATAGTTTCTTTACAGAAAAAGTCAATAAATTTGAAGAAGCCAATCGGGCGCATTTATGTGGCTGGTCTGGTTGCCCCAGTGAGTTATATACATCAGAATCTTTAGGTTTATTGAGCAAAGTAAGAGATTTTTCTCTACAATTAATGAACTATAAAGATCAGTTTATAGATGTGTTTATGGCCGATGTTATAAATGCAATATCCCCCACATTGAAGGCTGTTGCAGGACAAAAAACATCAAGAATTGTAAATAAATTTTGCCACTTTATTGGTATCGACAAGGATCCGGAATATCAGAGAAGGTTCGCGCAATATTCAGACGCAATAAATCCACTTAAAATCACAAGACATACAATACTTAGCTGCCACCCAATAGATTATTTTACTATGTCTTTTGGGAATAGTTGGGCTAGTTGCCATACTATTGATAAGGAGAACAAGCGCGGTATGGAACATGCTTATGAGGGCTGCTATTCAGGTGGGACACTATCATATATGCTTGATGGTACAAGTATGGTATTCTACACGGTCGATAGTTCTTATACGGGAGATCAATTAGAATTAGAGCCCAAAATCAACAGGAATATGTTCCATTTGGGTGAAGATAAGATTGTGCAGGGACGTATTTATCCGCAAGCGACAGATGGAGAAAACTCTTTCTATCAAGAAGTACGTGAAATAGTTCAAAAAGTCATATCTGACTGTATGAATCGACCAAACATTTGGGTAAACAAGAAAGGACCCTCGGAATGTAATAACGTAATAGATACTTATGGGGTGCACTATACGGACTACTTGTATTTTAAAGATTGCAATGTCAGTTACCTTAAAAACGCTGACGGAGGGGTAAATATCAAAAGAATAAGCGTTGGACATGCCCCAATCTGTCCCCGCTGTGGAAGAGAACATATGGAAGAAAAAACAATTGAGTGTGATCAGTGTTTTGCCAGAGAAATCTGCTGTGAATGTGAAGAGGAAAATAATACCGATGATATGCATTATATTGATGGCGAGTGGTACTGCGAAAATTGTTGCTTCTATTGTAGTTATCATAGTGAGTGGGAAATTGGCAGTGGCAATCACATAGTTGGATATGGAAACGTATGTGACAACGCACTAGATGAGCCGGAATTTCGTGAATGTGATTCCTGCGGTGCCTTTTATTATATATATGGTGATTCAGTCGAGACAGAGGACGGTCGGAGTTACTGTAATTCGAGTTGCGCTTATCTTGATGGGTACCGCATGGTAGAGAGCGGAGAGTGGTATCCACAGAATGAAGTTCATCATTGTGAGCATTGCGAATCTTTAGTACATGACTCCGCCTGGAATAGTGACCATGATTGTTGCGATGATTGTGTGGATGATATTCTTGAAGAAAACGAAGATGAAGCGGGAATAAATAGCCCTGCTGCCTGAGGAAGGAAATAGCATGAGCAAAAGTGGGAAAACAAAAGGAAAACTATACAAAAACGAAAATGGCATTGGGATAAATTTTTCCATAGTGCCAGATTTTATAAAACTTTGTAAAATGACACAGGTGCAACTTAAAGAGTTTCTTCCGAGAGCATTGATTGCTGCTGGTTATACGGATATCGCAGTCGGTGATGGGTTCATATACGCAAAGGGGACAATTCCTGTTCTTCTTACCGCCCATATGGATACTGTGCATAAATCGACAGTGTATAATTTCTATGAACAAATTATTGAGGGGCAACATATTATTAGTTCACCCCAAGGAATAGGGGGCGATGACAGGTGTGGTATCTATATAATTCTAAAAATCGTGGAAGAGTATAAATGCTCCGTTCTTTTCTGCGAGGACGAAGAAATCGGTGGAGTTGGAAGTGGGAAATTTTGTGATACAGATCTCTTATATGAGTTAAACTCGCTGCATTATTTGATTGAACTTGACCGGGCACACGCAAATGATGCGGTATTCTATGAGTGCGATAATCCGGAGTTTACAGAATTCATCATAAAAGAAACGGGATTTAAGGAGTGCTATGGTACCTTTTCTGATATTAGCATTATAGCTCCCCAATGTGGCATAGCTGCTGTTAATTTGAGCTGTGGATATTATTATGCACATACAGTAAAAGAAGAAGTGGTAGTCGAAGAAATGCTGAATACGATAGAGGTGGTCAAGCGGCTTCTTCTTGTTGAAAGCAAACAGTATGAATACATAGAAAGATCCTATGGTGTTTGGCATGATTACGAACGATCATATGGAGGTGGATATAAATGCGGTGTAGAAGACTGGTTTGATGATATGGATACATATTCCTATAGAAAAGGATCTAAAAAAGAAAAAGTTGTTTATTTACTGGTTTATGTTAATGACGGAGGATGTGAATCTGAGTATTGCGTTAATTCATCTTCGGCCGAGAGCGCCTGGGGAAAGTTTTTTTTAGAAAACGGAAATATTTGTTTTAATGATGTATATGACTATGAAATCTTTTAATTATACCGGGGAGGTTAAGCATGAAAAGTGATAAACTTGTTTATCCGAGAATATCCACGGGAATCTCAAAATTGGGAGCCAGCATTGCAAGTGTTAATCTTCCTGTGGGTGAGACCTGTAGGAGGGATGCTCCCTGTAATCGTAAATGCTACGCTTTACGAGGGAATTTTGCATTTGATCGTGTGAAGGAAAGTTTAAGAAAAAACTTAATGGCCTACCAAGATAATCCGCAGGGGTATTTCAATGTGATTGATTCGGTATTAACCATGGTCCCGTACAAGTATTTCAGATGGCATTCAAGCGGTGATATACCTGATCAGCAGTATTTAGAGTTGATGTGCAAATTGGCACGGAAACATAGGTTTACCAGATTCCTTTGTTTCACTAAGAAATATGAATTGGTCAATGAGTATTTGGACAGGCGAAGGAAACCGTCAAATTTGATTTTGGTCTTTAGTAATTGGGGGAGATGGAGATGTGAGAATCCGCATAATCTCCCCACTTCCTGGGTCCGACTGAACGATTCAGAATGTGAGATACCTGATGATGCGATTGAATGCACTGGCTACTGCGGCAAATGCGTGACAACAGAGAACTCTTGCTGGAGTTTGAAACCCGGGCAGTCGGTCTGGTTTAAGAAACACTAGAGGAAATAGAGTGGGTGGTAAAACCGAGGGTGTACAGACAGATCATGCTAGTCTGACGCTGTGGAATCAATGTCATGATATTGATGATGTGAATGAAGACTTGGCTTCATAGCCAGGGGAAAGGAATGAAGAAAGGTAGATTCTTGAATTATGTGATCACAAATGGCACGCAGTATATGTCCTATAGTACTGGGGGGAAAATTAATAAGACAAGCAGTAAGCGAAAGGCACAACAGTTTTCAAGTTCTGAAGAAGCAAGGGCCGTGCTGAATAAAGCAACCAGAAAATTAAAAAATTTCTATATCATGTCATTGAATGAAGATGCTGCGATGGATATAAGAACGATGTCAAAAAGAAGGCGATTCGAGCCAGCTGAAAGAAAAGTCATTTATGCAAAATCAAAAGGTCGCTGCGTTTTATGTGGGAGATTCATGGGGGTTGATGAATTTACAGTCGATCATATTATTCCCTTATCAAAGGGCGGAACTAATGATTTAGATAACTTGCAAGCAACCTGCAGGGTCTGTAATAGTATTAAGCAGGATATCCTTCCGCGGGATTTCATGGAAAAGATTTCTGAGATATTTTTATATCAAATGAGAATCCGATTTAATATTGACACATGGAAACATTTATGCTTCTTACATAGGAGATATGTATCAAAAAAAATAAGGGCGGTAATGAAATTATTTTGAAAATATAGCTTACAAAGTAAAGGATAGCTGTAATGGAATTGTGGGGATGCCTACCCAGGGAGTATTGGAGTATACATCAGAAAGCAAAGATTTAGTAGAGGAAGGAGCAGAATGAGACTAACGCAGAAAGACGATCAAGGCAACTGGAGTCTGCGAGGCGTGAAATGGGAGCAGCTACATGTTGGGCAGACAATCACTCAGGAGGTATCCGAGAAGCTGTACGGTGCCCTCTGGAAGCTGATGGAGTATGAGGGTACCGATCAGATTGAGGAACTGAATAACTTTGAAAAACCCCGGACCGCGCACTGTTTGGCAGCGTTTCAGGAGGAGCAGTGGAAACAACGGTGGATTTCGGTGATGGAGCGGCTGCCACAAAAAGAGGTTAGGGTTCTCGTTACGATTATGCATCATAAATGGATTGCAGATCCCAGACATAGAGATCAATGCACGCATCCCGAATGGTTGGAGACATGTGAGGCGAGATATATCGATGAAAAAGAGTGGGAATATGCAGACCAGGAATGCGAATATGAGATGACATCAGCATTTTCGGCCTTAGGAGATTTGAATCATATCTTCTACCCAATAGACGAAGTGTTAGCCTGGATGCCTTTACCGGAGCCATTTAAGGGGGCAGAGTGAGACGGTTAAGATTGATAGAGATGGTTGTCCCAGAGATAGTTGCATATATGGGACAATTAAGTTTACAAAATCGATATTGAAAGTGTAAATGAACCTTGACAAGTTTATATTGATAGTTAGTATATTCGGGTGTATATTGTAAATAGAAAATGGTATTTGTGGAGGATGATAAATTATGGCGTTAAGATTAGTAAAGGCAAGTGCTCAGTATGAAAATTTAATAGTAAATATGCTGGAAGAATGGATTGATTATAATAATAACCATGCATCTGCCAATCATTCTCCTTGGGCAATTTTCAGAAATGACTACCACAATTTTACATCCTACATTTCAAATCTAGATTGTAAGAAAGCTGGAGAAGGAATGGTTCCAGATTCAACATTTTTTTGTTTGGATAACGAAAGAAATATTATTGTTGGTGCTGTGAATATTCGCCACTATTTAAATGATTATTTACTACAATTTGGGGGTCATATCGGTGATGGAATTCGACCATCGGAAAGAAGAAAAGGATATGCCACAAAAATGATTGCATTAGCATTAGAAGAATGCAAAATACTTGGAATTCATAAGGTTCTAATGGTATGCGACAAGGATAATATCGGCTCAGCAAAATCCATTCAAAACAATGGTGGAATCTTGGAAAATGAGATTCAAAATCAAGGGAAAACAGAGCAAAGATATTGGATTGATATAGATTGATAATTTCCGGTTGTAATAATCGTTACGGTGATATGCTGTCGTACAAAATCCAGTTTTAATAATATGTAAATAGGGAACCGCTAACTTAAATATGGAGTTAGTGGTTTTTTATTATGTAATATTGTAGTTTAGTAGGAGAAGCGTTGAAAGAAATTTTAAATGTATTGATGACGTTCAGTCTTAATGAAAAGCAACGGATAGAAGAATATGTAGGACACAGTATTGAGGACGATGAAGAAATGAGTATGACAATATGGAACCTTATAGAAGAGTGTTTGGGATCGTCAGATGTGTAAAGAATACAGGGATCACCATAAAATAAGTTGAATCAAGAGATAAAATCAGGATTCGATAAGGAGGAAACTAACAATGGTAACAGATGAAATGATGGATGCTATTGATAAGTTAATAGAGATATGTAGTGATGAAGAACAGGCGAAAGGGATGAAATCCGTTCGAGAAATGCTTGCAGATTTTGATGAAGCTGGCTGGTTATGTACTAAAAGGTCATCGGATTGTTATAAGTGGCTTGAAGGGTATTTGTCTTGTGAAAGGAAATAGAATCGCTATTTTTAAAAGGAGAAAACTATGGATTTTTATAACTGTCCTTATGTTGTAGTTATTCCATTTCGTAACGGGAACGAATATGACGAAGCTTATAGATGTGCAGTGACAAGGAAAAGTTGTCAGGGATGTATTTGTAAATTATCAACAGAAGAGTGCGAACGGTTAATTCGTGAGCAGAAGAATTAAAATTTGGAGGAACTTAGTATGAAGGATACTAATATATACAAGATTTCAGACATACAAAAAGCGCATAAATGTAGTTATTCGGAAGCTTTCAAGGCAAGACGGTTATTATTTTTTATTTCTGATAATGCACTTGAATTGGAAGAAATATTAAGAAAAGATGAGCAAGAAGCGCTGTTGAAATTTTGTATAGAATACGCAAAAAAGGATAAGGTTACACAACAAAACTGATATTTTGAGGACTAAGAAAGGAGCCGTTCCCCGGCCGGGAAAGTGTACACGGAACCTTTTGAGACATGAAAATATTAAGTTGTGGAGCGGGAATGCAAAGTACTGCATTGGCCCTAATGGCTTGCGAAAATGTACGGCATCCCGGGAGGTACCCGATTGTACCAGTTTATGATCTAGTGGTCTTTTGCGATCTTGGAAAAGAGCCACCTTGGGTTATAGATCAGGTAAGGTTTGTACAGACTGCCTGTGAGGATGCCGGAATAAGATTTGAGGTTCTAACGTCACCATTATATCAAGATTATTTGCGGGATTTCGGTAACAGGCGTGTCGTGTCTATCCCATTCTGGACATTGGATCTGGACGGAAAAAAGGGCAAAATGATGCGTAACTGCACAATGGATTATAAGATTGGTCTGATCCAGAAGTATGTACGATGGAATCTGCTGGGATACCGAAAGGGACAGAGAACAAGGCCGGAGGATCTAAAAGCCCATGAGATGCACATTGGATTTTCTGCCGAGGAGAAACAGCGCTGCAAAGAAAATCCGCACAAGATGTTTGTGAATTATTTTCCGCTGGTCGAGATGGGGTTGGAACGTAAAGACAACTATGCATACATACGAGATGTGTGGGGGCTGGAAACAAGGGCCAGCGCATGTACATTTTGCCCATTTCATCGGAATTACTTTTTTGAATATCTGCGGAATAATCATACAGATCAGTACTGCGAACTGGTTGAATTTGACCGTATGTTAGAGTGTGAGCAGCCAAACACGCAGATACGGAGCAAGCTTTATATTTCCCGATCACGCAAACGGATCGAGGATTTGATGCCGAAGGAGTGCCAAGATGCAGAATGTTTCCGATATCATGATCAGAAAATATGGAACGGATTTTAACTGTGAAATTAGGATTTAGGCGGGTAGTAGTCCAAGTTGGCAGGACAACAGCGCCAGATATTAAATGTCGGTGTTGTACGGCGCTGGTTCGATTCCAGCCTACCTGCACCAATTAAAATTTAAGGAGAAGTTATGAGAAGATTAAAACAATTTTTGTGCGGAATATTTGGACATGGGGAAAGCTGGCATATAATTCCAATAAACAGAACTGAAATTTTGGAGGAAGATCATGGAAAAACAATATACAGTCAAAATGACAATAACAGTTGATGATGAGATTGCCGGAAAATATACATTGTCAGAGGTTGTTTTTGAAGCCCTAGAAGACGCACCATTTCAGGTTGATTGTATTCAGGTAGATTAATAATTTGGAGGCTATATGAAAGAGCGATACACAAAAAAGCAATTAGAGGAGTTGTATCATTGTACGATTTTTAAAGATACCGGTTTTGATGATTCCCATCAGTTCTGGACGGCTCACGGAACTCCTATAGAACCATATGACGAACCGATTTTTGAATATGCTGATGGGTGGACGCTGGATGAATTGCACGTAAATATAAGGGGAGAGATACTTCTTCCCTTCATGACGGGAACGGAAAATTAGGATTTGAGGAGGTCAACAATGAAGGAATGTAAGTATGCGGAAGATACCGAACGTGGAACATATTGCAGTGCTTCAGGTTGTGGGTGTGATGATCCATATGTTGCAATTTGTGATATTGCAGCAAGAACAGATTTTATGCGTGAAAATGGTTTGGAAGAAGATGATATGCGCGGATCTCTGATTGGAATAGATGCTGTGGGTAATCCGATTTATAACTGAAAATTAGGATTTAACCAATTAAGCGAAAGGGGCTATAAAGTGAGAGAAATATTGTTTAAGGCAAAGGGTCGTGATAATGGCGAATGGGTGGAAGGGTATTATGTACTCTATCGTAAATGTCATTATATACTTCCAATATATAATGATGATGTATTTTATAGATTTGAAAATTGGCCATTTTACGGATATGACGAATGGATTGAGATAGAACCGTCCACCATCTGCCAGTGTACCGGATTAACTGATAAAAACGGTTTAAAGATATGGGAAGGTGACATTGTCGAATGTGTCTATGATGGACAAGTCAATGTTAGAAAGATTATTTGGGATGAATCAGAGCTGAATTTTAAGGGGACAAATGGAAAAGACGAATATGGAACAAATTATGATTATTTGTCTTGTTGTGAAGAACTTGTTATTATGGGGAATATTTATGATAGCCCTAATCTGCTAAACTGATATTTAATGAGGTAAAATAATGACAAAAAAATTGAAAGAAATGAATATCGAATTAGCATCAAATTATGCAGATGAATTAAAAATGCTTGTATATTCTTTGTGCGAAGATATTAAAGATTCTGAATCAATGACTGATGCATGGAATAAGATTGACCGTTTTTACAAGGATGCAGAGGCTATGCGAAATAAACAGAAATGTACTGGTAGCAAGTCTTTTAGTATTCTTACGGATGATGTAGATGGACATACAAAATACTTGCAAGGTATCAATTTGCCAATTATGGTAAATACGATTTGGGAAAGTGAAGATAATTGTAAGCCTAGTGAAGTAAGTGAAATGCACATTGGTTCTGTGAATGGTATTCAAACACTTCTAATTACACCAGAACACATTTCGCTGCCAATCTAAACTGATACTTTAAGAAAAAGAGAGGTGCTAAATGGTAGTCGGAAAATATATACCTGCCACAGGAAATAAAGCCGAGACAATTCAAAGGGAGTTTTATGGCCAAGGAATGATATATAAAAGTAATGAGGCATATGACAGCGGCCTTGATATAGTCTGCTATATTCCGGAGCAGTCTGATAGCAAGTACACCCACCGCGATTTTCTGGCAATGTGTAATGAGCAAGAGGAAATTGCACAGGTTGTATTTGATTCTGTGGACTGGCAGCACCCCGAAACCTATGTAGACGAACAATTCAGAGATCAGGAGTTTGCCGTATGTGAGCAGTGCCATAAGTGGTACTGGAGTTATGAGACTGAAATTTGCCCGAACTGCCTCGGGCGGGGAATTAAGGAGGATTAAATTAATGTTTAAGGAGGTAAAAAATGCAAATAGAAATTAATGAGGTGGAGTTAAAAGAGTGGGCAGTTAACCAGATTAGAAAGCGCATGGGTGACAGAATTAACACTTTGATGCGGGAATGGGACTGGAATAGTTATATGAGGGATGCTGTGGACAGGGTAGTAAGAGAAAAGGTCACGGATGAAGCGGTTAAATGCCTTATGGAAAATATAGACAAAGGCGATGTGATTAGAACTGTCAGTGACCGTATTGCAACTGAGATAACAGATAGTCTTCAAAACTGAGATTTGCCCGAACTGCCTCGGGCGGGGAATTAAGGAGGATTAAATTAGTATTTCGGAGGACAGATATGAAAGATTTTTTAGAATCAGCAAAAGCATTTTCAATCCCACATGAAGCATGGTTTGGAGAGACTTCTGCTAAGCTGTTTTCAAAGCATCCATATTTGATGATTGGATTCTACTATGAGAATGACGGCACAGAAGGCGAATTTGAAATTGTGTGGGATAGTATTGGGATACGATTAAAAGCCTATGATGATTCATGGGAGGCATTAAGCAAAATGCCTGAGTTAATAAAATTGATGGCTGAAATTGACCATAATAAAGAACAGCCATCTATAACAGAGTTTTCTGCCAGGTTGAAAAAATTGGGATATAAAGATATTACTGAGCGAGTACGTTCATAAAACTGATATCAGCAGTATTAACATTTTCCGGGGAACCAGAAGGAAAGGAAAAAATATGTCAGAATGTGTAAGAGAGATGGAAGTAGCACCATTGACATTGGAGCAGTTTGAAGTCTTAAACAAAAAGAACTATATGCTGGAAGAAGAAAATAGAAAACTGAAAAGCGATGTAAGGGAGTTGCAACAGGTAATCATAAATATGTGTCACGAGCGATATTCTCTTTATCGCCCAGATTAAAATTTTAGGAAGTGAAAATATGGATAGGATTATGAAAACGTGTTGGTGGTACATAATACTTGCACTGGTATGGCAGGGATTGGAGTTGTTAATATACCACCAGATACAGCCAAGAGTGGTTGACGACATTATGGGACTCTTGTATTTGCCCTTTATATATAAGGCAGTAGATTAGGGTTTCCGGCATGATCGGAGGAAGGATAAACACATGGATGTATTTTTAGGATTTGAATACGACATGGAATTTTACAAGATTGGTGATGAAATTGATGTAATATTCTATGATGGCACTCATTTTGATGGCACATTAGAAGACATCAGAGTGGATGATAAAGAAATCATTGTAGTTGGATTCGTCTTCAGCTTAGAAAGAGTAGAAAAAGTTATTCATCTAAACTGATATTTAGTAAATCAATCATCTGTTTGATCGATAATAATTAAAGAAGGAGTAATGTTATGAATAAAGGTTACGATATTTTTGATTTTGATGGAACTGGAATGCTGGAAATCCAGAAAGTTGATGCAGCAGGAATTTTTGAAGATGACTCAGGCGCCGTGAAGCAGGCGGTACATGATGGTATCAAAATCATTCCGGTTGAGGACCTTCCGGATAATTTTGGCAGAAGATATTTTGGCTGGATTGATACGCTAGAAAATCGAGAGGCTATAGCAAAATTTTGTAGGAAGTGCTTATGAGATATCTAGTGCTGGAATATTTGATGCAATATAAATAGTATAACAACACAAGGATCCTCTTATTCAGATTAATCTAATCGTTTGCCGCAGTAAGGGCAATAATGTTTTTTATCATCATCATGTTTATCAATCTGTTCTACAAAACCTGCAGAGATAATACCAGTTGGGACAGCAACTAGTCCAATTCCAAGAAACGCTATGATTGTACTTAAAAGTTTACCGGCTACGGTGATCGGGTAAATATCTCCGTATCCAACAGTAGTGAAAGTGGCAACAGCCCACCACATACTATCAAAGATATTGGTGAAGGCTTCCGGTTGGGCAGTATTTTCAATGTTAAACATTAAAATTGATGACAAAATAATAAGCATTACCACAACTAGCATAGAAGATATTAATTGACTAGCCTTGGCTTTGAAAACAGCTCCGACTTTATAGAGTGCGTTTGTATATCGGTTCATTTTAAATATTCGTAATAAGCGTGTTAAGCGTAACAATCTTAATGACTTTAGATTAAATGGTATTAACATTGGTAGGTAAAATGGAAGTATAGCAAGTAAATCTATTATAGCCATAAAGGAAAAGATATAACGTATACGCGCTTTTGTATTTGATTTATTTGGAAATAAAAACGGAGCGGTCCAAATTCTTAATGCGTATTCAATAGAAAAAATGATTGATGTAGAAGTATCAATTATACGGATAGTTGTCTTGAAGTTCTGAGGCAAAGAAAAAGTATCAATCATTATCGTTATTGAATTGATTATTACAAGAAGCATGATAAATAAATCAAATATCTTACTTGCAATATCACCGGTATTTGCTGACTGAATAATCTCAAATATTCTTTTTTTCATAAATGTCTCCCCCAAAATGAATTACAACTAAATTATATCACGAAACAAGAAGGAAGGCGATAAGATTAGATAGAACTGGCAAATTAAACGACACATCGGTAATTAATGGTTGAAAGGTATGGAACACAAGAATTTTGGAGGAAAAGGATAAATAGAAGAGACACCGAGGAAATAGCACGTCAAAATTTAAATAAAATGAACCAATTATGTATGGATGAGTAGCTAAGTTATTAGGAGAATATAAAAAATATGGATGTGCCAAAGATTGAAAAATCATATGAACTGCTCAGGCGAGCAGAAAGGGAGCATGATATAGAAGCAGGGGCAACACTTCGATGGGCGATTTTTAACCTGGAAAATTATCTAATTACTAAAGGGAAATAAGGAGAAGAATGATAGAAAATAAATTAGTAACGTATAAGCATTTAAGAGTAGGACAGGAAATTAAAGGGACAGAAGGTGGAGGAAGTAACAGATATTTTTCAGCAATTGTAAAATCTATTAATTCGGCCTATGTCACAGTAGAAATGTGGCGGAAGGGTGGAGATGAAGAAAAGATAGATGCCTCTCTTATGTTTCGGGTCGAAATGACCGAGGAAGAGTTTAAAGTAAAATACCATGACAAGGCAAAAGAAGTATTAAGGGCAATGCAAAATAGGTTAAATGGTGATGAATTAGGATATCATGAAATGTGCAATTCGTGGTTATATGGAACCCCATATGAAATGGCATGCTATTGTTTGAAAAATAATATGGAAGTGGTTGGACATTCAGCAGATATTATACCAAAACGGGCGATGTTTTCTGGTGATATTCTGGATGTGGGCGTATGTGCAGAATATGAAGATGGTAAGAGAGTCTGGTGTCATTACAGATCAGAAGATATCAAAAAAATGTTGAAACGTTATAAAGATTTAATTGACTAAGAACTGTTACTTAGGGGAATTCCCTATTCTTTGGACATGGCTTGACAATATTGAGATTTGCAAGAAATGTGAGAAAACAGACTGGTGGAGAAAGGATAAAAATAATATGGGAAGATATGCAGTTAGTGTAAGAGAAATATTTAAAAGGACTGTGATTGTTAACGCGGAAAATTCAGGAGATGCAATACGGAAAGTGGAGGATGCAGTTGGGCGTGATGAAATTCTTTTGGATTTAGATGATTTTGATTATAGAGAAATTGTACCATCAGATCATTGGAAAAATGGTGAGATCCCGGATGGAGAAGATGTAAGCTACTACTGGCACTTAAAAGCTTAAAACAGGTATTGAATCAGCTGATATTTCTGGATCGTAACAGTCAAGGTAGCCTAGATTAAAAAACTGGTGGTATTTTAACGAATTAATAGTATAATAGAAACAGACAGATCAGGGGGAATCATGTAGAATATTGTACTTGCTGGAGAGGATAAATATATGGACTATATAAAGTATATAAGAAATTTGAGCGATGAATATTTGCTTAAGGCCTTTAGTGAGTGTAGAGTGTACCATATTACTAAAATATTACCGGAAGATGGACATGTTAAAGAGATTTGTCGGAAGTATAATGAAATTTACAAAAAGGATGTTTCATTAGAACTTCTTATAAATGATATATATTTTGAGTTGGCACTCAGATACTACAATTCGAAATTGTGGGATTTACAGAACAATAAAGATTAAGAAGAATTGTAATGACTATAATAATAGTGGAAATTAAATGTGGTCGGCAGGGATGCCGGCCTTTTTGATGTCTGGAGGTAATGAAATGTTGAAAGAATTGTATACTGGAGAACTAAAACCGGTGGATCGCCTTGGGATTTCGGAGGAATATATGAGTTGCCGAGAACAGGCTTTCTTATTGGAACAGCAATTAAGAGAACTGCTGAATAATGAGCAACAGGAAATCCTTGATGAGGTTCTTGAGGCGCAGATGCTAATGGTGTCAGCCGCCTTACAGGAAGGATATCTTTTGGGCTTTCGAGAAGGAGCACAAATGCAGATTGAGATACTGGCGGATAATACATAAATTATAGGCTACTACCTAAAAAATGATATGGAGGTAATGGTGTGGGAAAGAAAAAATGTAAGAAGTGAGAGAGGTGATAACGTTATGACACCAAGACGAAGTTACAATGTATTATGGGGATTTATTTTATGTTGCTGTTTGTCTATATGCAATGGCGTTGGCATTCCGTTGGCCATTGCAATTTTTTGTGGGATCCTGTTATATAATAGGAGACAATCAAAAAAAGAGTTTACCAAAGCAGAACATCAGAAACATCAGAAAACAGTTTGGAGCAGTAAACAAAAAAGGTTTATCTCAATCCCCAAAAAACAGGACACCTGGGAGTGATATATGAATAAAAATAAGAGAAAGCTTCTAGCTGCCGCCAGAGACATAATTGAGCGTGCCATAGAAATCATATGTGGTGTAATGGATTCTGAATCAGAAAATTTTGATAATCTTTCTGATGGACTAAAGTGTACCGAACGTGGTGCAGCCATGGAGGAGGCCGTAGAGATACTTGACAGTTTGGTAGACAAATTAAATGAAGTTATTGCGGGTATTGATAAAATTCTAAAAATCTAAAAGGAAGCCTGCAAATAAAAAGTCAAGCTAAATTTTAAAGAACATTGAAAAATTTATACAGGTTGAAAAGTGGGTATCAAAATAAGACCGCCAGGATATGCCGGTCTAAAAACAGGTTTTACGTGTTGGTTATTCCGATGCCGGAAGAGAAGCAAGATATTCTTTCACTCGCCCATAGTAAATACGTAAAAATTTATTGGCACCTGCGGTCATGTAAACATAGTAAGGTTTACCTTGTGCGCGCTTCTTGTCCATGAATAGATAAACGGGATCATCCGGTTTGGTTTTAATTAGAACATCCATGACCTGGTACAGTGTTTTGCGTAAAGCGGGTGAGCCATGCTTGGAAACATGCACACTCTTCTGAGAATAATCCCCGGAATCGTTCACACCGGG